ACGGCTTCGTACGCGACTTCGTCGGCACGATCGCAGATGCCGGCTGCAACGTCTTTATCGTTCATGCGCGCAACGCGATTCTCAAAGGGCTGAGCCCGAAAGAGAACCGCGAGATCCCTCCGCTCAAGTACGACTACGCGTATCAGTTGAAGCGCGACTTTCCGCAACTTGAGATCATCATCAACGGTGGGATCAAGACGCTCGACGAAGTGCAGACACATCTTGCACACGTCGACGGCGTGATGCTCGGGCGGGAGGCGTACCACAATCCGTATATGCTGGCCGATGTGGACGCGCGCTTCTACGGGTCCACCGAAGCGCCGCTCACGCGCGAGCAGGTCGAGGCGAAGCTCATCGAATATTGCGCAGCCGAGATGGCCCGCGGCACTTATCTTGGGGCGATCACTCGTCACGCACTCGGTCTCTATCGGGGCGAATCAGGTGCGCGCGGCTGGCGCCGCGTGCTGTCAGATAGCAAGCGCCTCGCTGCGCGCGACCTCGCTATCTTCAATGAGGCGAGACAGCATCTGCGTGAGCCAGCCGAAATTTTTGAATAAAGGACTAGGCAAACGCGGAACGTGTTCGTATAATCTCGTTTCTTCGTTGGCGAGTCAGGTTTTCCGGCAAGTCAAAGCAGATCTCAGTGGTGGCTGTAGCTCAGTTGGTAGAGTCCAGGATTGTGATTCCTGTTGTCGTGGGTTCGAGCCCCATCAGCCACCCCAAAAGAATACTGAAGCGGTTCAAGCGTTTATAAAACGGCACTGTGTTTTTGCACAGTGCCGTTTTCTCTTGCAATTCCCATAAATATTCCCAAATTGGGAACGCAGCGGCGATTTGGCGTTCTACAATCTATCGCCGATGAGTTGAATCTACGTCACCGACGCAAATGAGGTGAAGCAGACGATCGTTTTGAGGGCCGCAGCCTAAAGTCGAACTATCCGTTTGCCGATAACCAGTTGTGTCGTTTGTAGGGATGCGCGATCACGCCCCTTGTGACAAAATAGATCGCTCGCGTACCGTCCCACGACTAAGCGATGGGGTCGCATAGTTGATGATCGGAGGCCCGAAACGTGCCGCCGAAACCTGAAGGAGCGCAATGATGGATGACAAGTTTCTCGCCCTTAAAACTGATCAATCTCTGCTGAGCGACTTGCGCAGCGCGGCGCAGCACAAGCCTTCTCAGGCAGAGCTCTCAGCCCAGAAGGTATCGTTCGTATTCGGCTTTCTGAAGACCAGTAGCGGCATAACCCGTGAACAGGTTAAAAACGTCGTTGTTGGAGCCGGCGCTTGATCGTCTTTGACTTGGTCGGAAACAATGAAAACGACCCGGTCTATCAGACGCTCACCATGGAGAATGGGGCGCGACAATACGATTTCATGAAGTCGGTTGTCGAGGCAGCGCTCAAGCTGGGCCGCCCCTTCCTGTCGACGCAGGTAATTAAATCGCTGAACTATCACGCGATCGCTTGTTTGCATCCATATGCTGGCGAGTTCAGGCCTTGCCAAGTATGGGTAGGCCCCCACACACCTCCGGCCGAGTACCGCGTACAGGCCTTGATGGATGACTTCGTCAATTTCGTCAACCTGAACCTACAAGCCGCTGATCCGGTGGCATTGGCCGCCTACGTGCTCTGGCGGTTCAACTGGATACATCCGTTTATCAACGGAAACGGTCGCACCGCGCGTGCGGCTTGTTACTTTATCCTCTGTATTAAGGCGGGTGTTTGGTTGCCGGGCAATGTCATATTGCCGGAATTAATTAAACGCGAGCGTCATAAATATCAGATCGCTCTCCGCGTTGCGGATGCGACAAATGGCAGCGATCTGAGACTTGTTCATGCGTTGCTAGCTGATCTCCTTCACGAGCAGCTAAATGGTTCAGCTCCCGCGAATGGAGGAGCTTGGGCCACGGTCGCCCCTCCAGAACCGGATGTCGCTGCGCCGGCCGACGGACATCAAGCGCCAGACGGCGGACCACCGGTTGATCCGCCACCGCCGCCACCCGCTCCCATCTAAACCCACCCGAGGGTCTTCCACCGGGCGAAGAAAGTCGGTCATCGTTTCTGTAAGCGAATCTAAGTCGGATCGAGGTATCTACAGCGCGCGCCGCTTTACGATCTTAGAGCGGTCGTAGACGCGTGCGGTGGTCGCAGGGTTCGCATGCAAATCGGGCAGTGAGCCAATTGTCGCTTTGTGTTGCGTTACGTAATAAGCGCGCAGGTCGTGAAACGTGAACCGATGAGCGATCACCTTTTCGTTGAGAGCCTGCAACATCAACTTCTGCCACATAGCTTTGAACCCCGACTGCGTGTAGGCGTTGCCTGACCGATTCGAAAACACGTAAAGGCAGTCGTCCTTGCGCGCTGCGGCGAGCCGGTCGATCAGCGCAGAAATATGCGGCGTGATCTCGATCTGCTCGATCACCTCGCCACGCTTCTTGCCGCGTTGCTTCGCGCGCTTGACGCGTATGTGGCCGGCGGCGCGGTCAATTTGCGGCCACGCGAGATCCAGGAACTCCACCTTTCGATTGCCGGCGGCGGCCGCATACTCTGCCGCCATGCCGATCACCGCCCGCTGCTTTCCCTGTCCCCTCAGCCATTGCGCGAAGGCGGCAAAATCCGCCGGCTCCGGCGCTTCGGTGCGCGGCTGCTCTTCGTTGCGCTTCACCTCTCGACAGGGGTTGTGCTTGGCCTCGCCGCGCTCGATCGCCAAGCCGATCAGGTTCGAGAGGAGGGCGGCCTCGCGGTTAGCGCGCACCGGTGCGTCAGCGCGCTCCTTGCGCAGGTATCGCGCGACGTCCGTTGCGTCGATGTCCGACGCCCGCACGTCGCCGAAAATCTCGAGCAACTTTAGAGAGCACTGCGTGTAGTCGGCTCGCGTGTATTGCGAATAGCGCTTCCAGCCGGGCGTCTCCTGAAACTGTTCCCATAAGCGGCGGATCGTACCGAGATCGTCGCCGGCGCCGGTCATGTCGAGCACCTTGCGGATCGCCTCGACGCGGTCACTGCCGAGGTTGACCGGCTTGCCGCCCACAGGGTGATAGCGGTAGGTGAAGCCGGATTTCGTCGGGCGGGCCTCCATTCGCGGCAGGAGGCCGTCGCGTACTGGCTTTCTCATGCGGCGTTCTTCCACTTCGGCGCTGTGCGGCGCGTTGCGGCGCCAGGCTCGCGATTGACCTGTTCCCAGGTAAGAAGAGGGTGGCCGTCGACCTTCCGCGGCGCATCGATGCCGAGCGCCTTCTTGATCCAGCGCGTTTGCGCGGCGCCCTGCGTCAGGCCGCCGGTCAGTTCGACCAGTTCTGCGTTAGTGACAATGCTCAATTCACACCCCAGTGTTTGCGCGTGGTTTCAATCATTCGTTGTGCTGCTTCGGTCATGCGTGATCGTCCGGCCGCAAAAAATCCAGATCACCTACCGTGACTGCCACTACCGGATGTGCCGTTCCCGCGATCCAGAGCTTGAACGACGCGCCTGCGGCAAGTGCGGCGAGCTCGGCGCTTGTCGGCTCCCACGCTGAAACCATGAAATTGCCCTGCGGAGTTGCGACGTCGCGGATCGGCAAGACGTTGCACTTCGATATGTCGCCATCCCAATCGGCCGGCGCGCCGAGGTTGCGCGTTGCGCCTTCAATTCGTCGAATCAGCATTACTGGCCTCCCGCCTTGTCTTGAGACAGCGCTGCATCGCGGGCCGACTCAAAAGCATCCCGTTTCACGCTAACCACGAACACAACGTTGTCCCACTGGCCGATCGCGATGTCTCGCATGGAAACGCAGTCGGTGCCGAAAGACACCTCGACGTAGCCGCGACGCTGTTTCGCGCCAGTGACCGATTCGTTAAGCAACTGCACGCCGACGTTATCAACGCCGACGCGCTGGATCAGTTCGTCAAGTTTCACGATTTGTCTCCGCTTGCTGATTGAGCGGCGGTCAGGGCGGCGATTACCTTCTCGATGCGATCTGCGAGTGCCCAGTTGCTATGCGGCTTGTCGGGGCATGGATAGCTGTTCTCGCGAATCACTACGGCAGCGCGTCGAATATCGGCAAGTTGCGCCTCCGTGAACGCTGTCTGTGCTGGCGGGGCGGATTGTGGAGCGGATATAGCTTCCCCCTCGCCATTCCATCCCGCCATAAACCCTTTCCGATAGGCGCTCTTAATCGCCTCCGCACCCTGCGCCACATTGGCAGAAGGCAACGTAGGTGCAGCAGCGAGCATGGCGCGGTATGCCGACTTCCAATCCGGGAACGTCGCGCCCGTATCTTCATAGTCGTTCTCAGCCGCAATCTCCATGTCGTCGGTCGGCACGATTGGGACCAGCTTCCACCCCTGCGCCACATTGGCGGAAGTTGATGCGGCGCGGACAACGATGCCGTCAAGGGCAGATTCGACATCCTTGATATAGACGTTCCCAGTTCTCGACGAGAAGTCCCGGCAAAGCTGCTTGACCTCCTCAACATCGACCAGCATGGCGTCGCATGCGCTGGCGAAATGGAAAGCGTCCCTGAATCGTCGGACCTGGTCATTATTGGCGTGAAGCTTGAATACAAGCGTATCAAGCAACGCCTCCACGATCTGCTCATCTGTTAGTGCCCCGCGCTTGTCCTGCACATCTTTGGCAGAAGTTGATGCGGCGCGGGCTTGATGCGATTGCAGAAGGTCGCGGATACGGGCGATGTGCTCATGCCTGTCATCGCGGGTCGAACTCCCGATGTATCCAATCGCAAGCTTGAGCGTGTCGGCCTGCTCGTCCGACAGTTCGCACGCTGCAGGACGATACAGGGAACCGTCTTTCGCGACCTTCTTGCCGTAGTTGTGTCCGCGCCCCGTCAAAACCTCTTTGCCTTTCTTGCGAAGTGAATCTTCGACCATCGCGTCGTATTCTTCGGGAGTGGCAAACAGCCCACGTTCGATAGCCGCTTCTCGGCACGCCATATAACGAAGCGCGTCGTGCGGGTCTAATTCGCCAATCGTCGCCGGTTCGCCGTCAAGGACTGACAGTGCGAACTTCTGGATTTGTTCTTGACCGCCATCAAGCCAGTAGGCGATTTGATACAGCGCTTTTCGGTAGAACGCCCCGCGCTCGTCCTGCTCGACCGATGGCGCAGGCTTGCTTGCTTCATTGGCGGGAGGGGCGGCAAGCGCATTGCGCATGTGATGCAGCAAGCGCAGCGCTTCTCCGCTTTGCCCATTGCAAACAGCCGATTCCAACGCCTTAACATGGTCCAAAGTCACCGCCTCTTTGTCGATAGCGGCAGGCTGGCGGGCGAGAAGGGCGCGAACGCCTTCAATCAGGCGAATCGCGTCAAGAGTCGGTGTGCCGTCTGCCATGCGCAACGGCGAAAACGCGCGGCGTTCGAACTCGCTAAGAATCTGTTCATCCGTCATATCTGCTCCGAGCTTGCTGGTAGTGCTCATGCCTGTTCTCCGTTAGATGCGGCCAGAATGGCGCGGGCGATGTTCTGCGCAAACTGAATAGCCCAATCTGGCGGCGAATTAGAAAGCGCCCCGCAATCGCGCCACGCGCCCCCAAGCATCTGCTTTGTCAGCACAGTCTCGGCTACGCGAGGGAGCGGCGCGGCGTATCGCAAAAACAGGTTGAGCATGGTTTCCGTCTGCGCGTCGCTCATTGCGAAGCCCACATCGCGCGAGAAGTCACGAACGAACTGTCGTGCTCGATCTCGCATGCTCGCCTCTTGCGCTCCGCCAGCAGCTATCGCGGCGTCTGCCTGCGGGGTGGAATTGGCGAGAGCGGCTTGCGCTATATCAAGCACGAGGCGCGGCGTCACCGGCAGTCCCCAGAAGAAGTCGGGCGGCAGCAACTCGCATGCGCGTTCGAACTCCTTTTTCGTCAAGTCAAGTCCTGCGCCTGCATTCTTCGTGGTGTCGGTCATAATTCGTCTCGGGATGGTTAGGCGGTTAGGTCGATTGCTTCGCGCGCTGCGCGGATGAACTCGGCTGCCGCTTGCGCGTTGATCGCGTTACCGTAGGCGCGCAGTCGTCCCACTCGGGAGGGAGCCCCATCAGCCAGCGGGAATGTTCCGGGTTCAACTGGCCGCCACTTTTCGTCTCGGCAGAGCAGCCAGTCAGCAGATCGCCAGAAGCCGTTAGTCGGGCCGGCAGCTTCAATTCGTGGAATGCCAGCTTCGTTGCTGCTGACAAGTCCATCGTTACCTTCGATCCATCCGGCATGCGCCCCGTCATCGAGACGCCCGGTCTGAATCCCTTGCCGCCCGATCCGTCGCTCGCCGCTGGCGTCGGCCAACTCGCCAGCATCACGAAGTCGTTCAGATTCGACCCGTGCCGGGTTTCCCCCATCGCTCGGGTTGCCTGACCGCCGCCCGCCGAGTCTGATGTCTGCGGAGTGGGCCACGACGCCAGCCACGCCACGCGCCCGAGCAATGCATTCAGCGGCACGTTCGCGCACTCGCTTCCGTCCTTGTGGTCGCGCGTGGTCGGCGTGGGCCATGAAGTACGCTCGATCGCGGATGTGCGGAGCACCGACGCCCGCAGACGGGAACGGGACACACCCGATGGCGTAACCCATCGCTTCCAGGTCAGCTTGAACAAGGTCGATCCAAGGGTCGATGTCCTTGCTCGCAACCTGCTCTCCAAGGATGACTGGAGGCCTGCACTCGCCGACGAGCCATGCCCAAGCTGGCCAAAGGTGCCGCTCGTCAGCAAACCCAGCGCCTTTGCCTGCCGCGCTGAAAGGTTGGCACGGACAGGAACCGGTCCAAACAGGTCGATCGTCAGGCCAGCCAGCGAGTCGAAGCGCGTATGACCAGACACCGATTCCGGCGAAGAAATGGCACTGGGTGAATCCGCGAAGGTCGTCTGGTCGAACATCTTCAATGCTCCGTTCATCAACTTCGCCGGCGGCAATGTGACCGGCGGCTATCAGGTTGCGCAGCCACTGCGCGGCGTATGGGTCGATCTCGTTGTAGTAAGCGGCCATGCCGGTAACGTAGTGGGTCAGGCGAACTCGAAACCGCGTTCGCGAATACGATCACGCTGCAGGGCTTCGTACGCTTGGTTCAGTTCGCAACCGATGAACTTACGGCCGAGGCGCGCGGCCACCTGGCCTGTCGTGCCGCTGCCGAAAAAAGGATCGAACACGATGTCGCCCGGCCGGCTTCCGGCGAGTACGCACGGCTCGACAAGCGCTTCGGGGAACGTGGCGAAGTGCGCGCCTGGGTATGCCTCTGTCGCAATCGTCCAGACACTCCGGCGGTTCGCCGTCGAAAGATCTATCTCGCCATCGGCGCGCGTCTTCTGCGCGTAGGCACGCAAGCCCGCCTTCGTTCGGTGCCGCTCGTCGCCGTCGGCGTATGCAACGGCGCCCTTCGGCGGGTTCACATTGCCGGCCGTCTTGTACTTGTCGCGTGCCTTGAAGTTCATCGTCTCGAAAGACTGGATCTTCGTCTCGAGACTGGCAGGCACGCGGATCGACGCCATATCGCAGTAGTAGCTCGAGCTCTTCGTGAGCAGGAAGATGTACTCGTGCGCCTTGGTGCAACGGTCCTGTACCGATTCCGGCATCGGGTTCGGCTTGTGCCAGATGATGTCCTGACGCAGATACCAGCCAGCGTCCTGCAGCGCGAACGCGAGACGCCACGGCTGGCCCATCATGTCTTTGGTCTTCATCCCGGCCGCGTGTGCGCGCGCGGAGCCGATCAACTCGTCGCTGCGGTTCTCCGACCAACGACCGTGATTCGACGACTTCGACGACGGCCGCTTCGCAGTTGTGCCCGTGTTGTATGCATCGCCCATGTTGACCCACGCGGTACCGTCATCGGCGAGCAGCTCGCGGCACAGTTCAAAGACGTCTGTGAGCGTGTCGATGAATTCGCGCAGCGTCGGTTCGTGGCCGATCTGGCCGTCGACGCCATAGTCGCGCAGGCCCCAATACGGCGGCGACGTGACAATCGTCTGCACCTTCACGCCGTCGGCGATCATCGCGTGCATCGTGTCGCGGCAGTCGCCAAAGTGGCACTTGTCGATCCAATTGCTCATTGAAGTCTCGATTTATTGGCGCCGCTCTTCAGCGTCGCGGTTCGATCGCCTTTCAAGCGGCCGATGAAAGTCATGTGTGCCGGTATCGACCGGCCAGATACGCAAATGGATCAGCGCCGCGGCAATGCCGATCAAGGCAAATGCCAGAATTGCGACAGCGAGACATTCGTGGCCGGACATGAATTCAGCCGACCGGCACGTCGACGACGATCGGGCCTATCGGCAGGCGCGTCTTTGCGTCTTGTGCGCGGACACGTGCTGCATCAAGTGCCGCTTTGATTTGGTCGGGTGTTTTGCTGGCGAGCGTTCGCCGCGCCACCTCGATCGCGAAATCGATTGAATCCCCCATACCTAGCCGCGTGCCCGTCTCGACGTGCGACACGTGCCAGTAGCAAATCGCATTGGTATCGCCGATGTGCGGTCGATGCACCGCGTATATTTCGCCTGGTGCTTCCGCGAACTCGATTGGCTCGCCGATCACTTCTTCAAGGCAGACGTCGCCGACAATGAAAAAACGCATGATGGTTTCCGGATACGGTTTCAATATCTGTGAGGCGAATAAACGGCAAATATCCGTCTCACAGATAAGGCTTCGGGGCGTTACTCGGGCGAGCCGAGCAGGATCTTCGTTGCGGTCTGCTCTTCGATTTGCGACCAGATCGCGCGGAACGCCGCCTCAAGCACCTTGTGCGGGCGCACGAGCTCGTACCAAATCTTCAGCGTGCCGTTTTGCACGCGGTACTTGATGCGCGCGTCGACCGAGTAGGGCGCGCCGTTCTCGAAGACCGGGATAGACAGCGTGATTTGCGACGGCATGGCGATCTTGTTGCCGGTCGCGTTGACGTCTTCCTTCCACACGAAGTTGGTGCTGCCGTCCTGCAGGCGAGTCGCCGAGACGAAGTTGCCTTCCTTGCTGGCTTCGAAGTTGAGCGCGACGCTGAGCATGGTCGATCCGTCCGGCGACACGATGTCGGGGAGGTTGTCTTCGATCAGTTCGGCCAGTTCAAGCTGCGTCATCGGCTGGCGATCTTTGCCGGTCCACGTCTTCCACTCGCGCGAGGCCGGCACAGCGAATTCGACGCGGTACGAGCGCCAGTTGGCGCCATGACCCGTATGGTCGACCGACAGCGCTTCGTCGTACGCGAGGTGATCGTCGATCACGCCGAGGATCTTCGCGGGGTCGAGCGACGCATAGATCAGGCTTTCCGTGCGCTTCTGACGGTTGAAGTAGGCAACGAAGCTGTTCGCGTCGCGCAGCTTCACGATGCCGGTGGCGCGGGCCGGGCTCTCGTCGCGTTCAGAGAGGTGCTCGACCTTATAGCCTTCCGGCACGACTACGAACGGCACGCCGTCGTTGAGGGGGCTCTTTTGCGGACCAGCGAGCGAGGTACCCGCGGCGAGGATTGCGGCGGCGTTGTGCACGTTTTCGTTATCGAAGGGCATTTTTCTTCCGTGTGAAGTGAGAGGGTGATTGCGGCGCGCGGCGGGTTAGCCGTGCGAGACAGAGCGGGAATCCGCGAGCGAGATGCCAGGCAATTCGGTCTGCCGCTCGCTGTGGCGCGACAGGTTGTTCTCGACAGTCGGGAAGAACACTTCGGCCGACTCTTTTTCCTTCGGCAGCGTGGCGACCACCTTGCCGGTCACCTCGAGCGCGTCCTGCACCTTGGCGAACGGCTTCACCTCGACGGTGATCGTGATCTTTCCGGCCTTGCCGGTGTCACGAACCATCGCGACGAGCGTGTTCAGTTCGTTGGTGGCTTCCTCGACGACGGCGCCACCGCGCAGTTCCATCAAGGTCTGTGTGAATGCCTTCTTCATTGGTTGACTCCGTTTTGTGAAGGACTGCGGGTTATTCACCGACGCGCGGGTAAGGCGCATCGCATTCATGCTCAAACTCGCGGTGAGCGGCCGGCACGCGGAAGTGCTTGTTCTGCGCGGCTTCCTGCTGCTTCGCGCTGCGGTTGATGCCGCCGATGATCACGCCAAGGCACGCACCAATCCAAAAACTGACAAGGACTGCTAAACAGAGATCAAGGTCTGAATGCATGGGTGAGCCTTTACGGGATCAGGTGTTACGCATTGACACGCGAACGCGTGCGGTTTCAGCGTCGTCCCACTTCTGAGCGATACCGAGAATCAGAACGATCGCGACGAAGGCGGCGCACATGCGCAGGCATAATTTAAGATCGCGCATCAGATCCACCCCGAAGCGCGCGCAACGACGCAGCCGTACCAGAAGAGCCCGAGGGCAGTTCCGGCCATTCCGATCTTCGACGCCAGTTGAAGGCGGCTGTAGATGCGTTCGCACGAACAGAGCAGCGCGTTATCGCAAGCGGCGCGGTTCATGCGGCACCTGTCGCTTTGGCTATCGCGGCACGGGCTTTGTCAAACTCAACTGTTGCGCGGTCTGCTACGGAAACGACAGCCTTAAGAGCTTCGAGCAGCTCCGGCGCCGCTGCCGCGAGGCGGCAATCGTCGGAGCTCAGAAAGGCGCCGTAGCCGTCTTCGTCGACCGTCAGCAGCGACATTGTCGGGTCTTCAACACTGGCGAGGCAGCGCGGGTAGTCCGGATGCTGGAGCCACGGCCCCTTGGTCGGCGGCATGTCGCGCATCACATGCCCCGCGTGAAGTGGTCGAGCTCGTCGCGGTTGCGCGACTTCTCGGTGTGTTTCGGTTGGTTCGATGCCATCTCGCGCCCCGCGTCAAAGTCAGACGTTGAATTGGCTGATGGCGCTTTCGCCCCACCAGGCTTCCACTGCGCGACCATCCGCCGACTTGTAACGGAGGAGGTATGTGTCTTCGCTAGTGGCGTATTGCGCACGTGCGATGACCTCGCCGTTTTCGCCGCTCGCGTCGATCATCACGTGCGCTCGAAGTTCGAATTTGAATGACATGTCTGTTCTCTCGCAATTACCTTGGCGCGACCTGCTTGCCGGCAGCAAAAGCCACCTGAATGCGCGCCTTCGGACAATGAGCCAGATCAGAGAGTGAGAGAACAACGACGGTGCGGCCGAGCTGCGCAACGAAACGGCAATGGCCGTCGAGGCTTTTGGTTGCAGCGCGATGCATGGCTTTTCTGACGTTCATCTCTCACTCCGGTGCTCTGGTGGTGTGTGAGATGCGCCCTAAGTACTGGAGACTGATCTGATCAATCTCCACCGCTTAGGGCACTTCGCACGTCCGCGCTGATCACTCAGCGCTTGAGATGGATATTATGCTAGTAAATCTAGTAATGCAAGAGAAACTAGTGGTGTCGTGTAAAAATATTTCGCCACGTATCGACCGGCGAGCGGTGCGAGTTATCGTTTAGATCACTTGGACCGACGGATGGCGCCGACGAAAGCGGCGATGCGTGTGGCGTACGCGGCCTTCAGACAATTTCTGTCGCCTCCGCACGCACGTCTTCGGCGCAGCCACTGAGCTTGCCCCGATTCACGGACATCCGGGTCGCCGGATACGGCATAGGCGTTTTGATAGCCGGCCATCATGGTGGCGTCGGCTCTGGCGAGGTCGGGATCTCCGCAGATGGCTATCTCATCCGAGGCGTGCGCGGTTGTGCAGTCAAAGCTAGGCTTCACCGCAACGCGCTCGTCGGCCGGCAAGCCTTGGATAGCCAATAGCGCTTGAAAATCGCGTGATAGAGGGGCAGTGATCGCATCGCGCGCGGCCAATGAGGCAATGACGGCGATGACCAAGGGAATCAATGCGCGACGGCCATTCGACGGCATCACATTCTTTGCTTGATCTTCCGCGCCGGGACCGGATGCGCGACGTAATACAGCCACGTAATTTCTTCGGGCTGATATGTGAAAGTCTCCGGCGCATTGTAACTTCCGAGGCGAATGCCGCCGCGGCGCGCCAGCAAACGCTTCAGCATTGTCTCGCCGGTAACCAGCCGCACGAGCACGTCGTCTTCGAGTTCGGGCTCGGTGCCCGGTTCAACTAAAGCGAACTCGCCGGGGTTATAGCGGGGGACCATCGAATCGCCCACAACCGGCGACAGAAATGCGTGCGGATCGCTGGTTGCCAGTTCCGCGTATTCGTCAGTTGCACCCACAGGAAAGTCCCCGTCCGTCCATAGTCTCTCAGGCATCCCGCCTTGGGCTCGTCCCACGACGAACACGCGGCGGAAGTTTTTAGTGTCTACCGAATATGACAATGGTACGGCAAGCGCACTTGCTTCGGTAAGCTTTTCACTGCCACCGGGGGACGAACCGCTAGTTTGGGCCGAGCTTGCCGGCCCCGAATCGCCGAACAGAAGGTATTCAGGGGTTGTTTTCAGAGCATGGGCTACGGCCAGCAAGCGATCGCGCTTCGGCGCCGTACCGTCTTCCTTTTCCCACTGTTGGATCGTCTGCCACGCTTTGACACCCACGCGGTCGGCAAGCGCCTGCATGGACAGATCGAGCGCTTCGCGCCGTTCTTTGATTCTCTTATGAATGCTCATGCGCGGGATGGTAGACACAAGGAATTCTTGTGTCGATGCAGGAATTTCTTGTACTGCTAGAATTTCTAGCATAGAATCATTCGCATGAATGCCACCAATCCCATCGTCACGAACGATGCCCTCGAACGAGCCATTGGCCACTTCGACTCTCTGTCCGACATGGCCCGGCAGTTGGGTCTGTCGGGCTATCAGGTCATCCAGCAGTGGCGCGCTTCTGGGCGCGTTCCTGCTGAGCACTGCGCCGCAGTGGAGCAACTCACCGGTGAACGTAGCGAGTTTCTCAACAGTCGCGTCGACTGGGGTTTCTTCCGGAGAAATGGCATTGCCATCGAGAGCGCCTCCGATCGCGTCGCCTGACGCGCCGTCTGGCTTATTTGTTGTCGGTTCTTTGTTCATTGTTTCTTATAGGGAGGTACAAATGTCTCGTCGCACGGAGTATCGGAACGAAGTTAAGACCCGCATGAAAGATCGAACTTATGTCGGCATGCAGGCGTGGAAGACCCTCCATGGCATCGATAGTGATTCGGCGGCGCTTGATCGCATTGCTGAGCTTTTCCTGTTTGGCACGGTTGGCAATTTGCCATCGAATCTTTTGGAATGCAGTTCCGACATGGCCCAGTTTGGGAATCGGATGGCCGCATGACGCAAAGCAATACCAGCCTCGTTGTTGAGCTTCCTGCACCCGAAGCGGCCGATTTGGCGGTTCGCGCGGCATCGGCAGGCGTCTCTACACCTGAATTGCTGGGGTATCACGTACTGAAGAGCGCATACGGGTACTCACACCCGATGGTTGTGGCATTCGAAGCGCGTCCCAAGGAGGGACACGAGGGGACGAAGTAGGCAGTGCAGCAAGCCGGGGACCGGCCGGCGCATCGAATGGGTTGAATCGACACATAAGCCTCTTGCAAGGCAGGCGTCTTATGTTCCGATTTAGTAGTCCTACGCGGTTCGCCGCAGGAGATAACCCATGAAACCAGTTTCTTTGTTTGGCGCATCCGCCGTCGCAATCGCAGCATCCATGCTGAACGGCGCTGGCGAGGCATTGGCGAGCGCGGCGCGCGGCGTTCATCGCGTGGCGGCTGGCACCAAACGCGCGCGCCGGATGGTTTCGGTCAAGACGCCGCACAACCGCAGCAAGTACACGCCGCACATCGGCGCCAAGGAACAGGCTCGCGCCAAGCGCTGCTACATGTATGCATTCCACGGTGAGATGCACCTGTACAGCGAGCACCTGCGCAGCAAGCCGGTCATCCACCAGATGAGCAAGCCGCAGTACGCGGCGCTCAAAGCCCAGAAGCAAGCCGCTTAATTCCCGGAGATCCGCCATGCAGACGGAAATCTATAGCGGCCGTTCTGGCCGCCGTGTCGCTGACACGCAGCAGGACGCTTTTCACGCATTGACGGTCAAGGAACTCTCCGCGAAGCAGCGGATGGTTCTCGACGCGTTCGAGCATGGTCGTCCGACGATGACGCGCGAGGACATTGCCGCCGTCACCAACCTGAAACTCAGCAGTGTTTGCGGTCGCGTGCGCGAGCTACTCGACGCTGGCCGTCTGGCTGTCGTGGGCTCGCGCAAGGATCTGGCAACGCAGACCAGCCAGCAGCTTCTGGCCGTCGTGCCGAAGGCGGCAGTGTGAGCCATCACCTCGTCAATATTGCATGGCGCCGAGACATGCGCGCGGCTAAGAAAATCGTATTGCTCGCACTGGCTGATTCCGCGGTCCAGTCGACGGGCGAACGTAACCCCTCGGTACGCGTGCTATCTGCGAAGTGCGGCCTGTCCGCGTCGGCCGTGCGCTCGCAGGTCAGGGCGTTGGTCTCCGAAGGACTCGTCGAACTCGTCATTACAGGCGGTGAGGAACGCTTTCGCGTGAAGCTGGGGGCTGCAGCGTGAGCATCAAGGTCATGGACAAGGTGTGGGACCGATACCCGGAAGGCGGCGGTGAGCTGAACCTTGCGTTGAAGCTTGCCGACTATGCGGACGACGACGGCACCCACATTTTCCCGAGCATCGAGACTATGGCAACGAAGACACGCCAGTCCGAGCGCGCCGTGCAATACCAGATCAAGCGAATGATCAAGCGCGGCTGGCTGATCCTCGTCGCGAATGAGGGCGGCGGGCGAGGCCGAGCCCGTGAATACCGCATCAATCCTGAATGGATAAAGGGCGCAGACCTTGCACCCATTTCCGCTGGCCCAAATGGCGCAGATTCTGCACCGAATGGAAAGGGTGCAAACGACGACGCAAAGGGCGCAACTGGAAACGCAAAGGGTGCAAACGACGACGCTAAAGGGTGCAATAGCTTTGCACCCGACTCGTCAGGAACCACCAAGGAACCGTCAGAGAACCGTCAAGGCGCGCGGCGTGCGCCGCGAATCGCGTTGCATGCCGAACTGCTCAACATCGAGCTGCCCGATTGGTTGCCGTTTGACGCATGGGACATGTGGTGCGAACACCGCGAAGCGAAAGAGAAGAAGGCGGACGTTCCATGGACGCGCCCGGCATGCAAGGTCTCGCTCAAGAAGCTGTCGAAGCTTCACGCCGGCGGTCTTGATGTCGTCTCTGCGATCGAGGAATCGGTGCTGCGCGGATGGACGGGAATCTGGGAAGCGAAGGACGAAGGCGGGCAGTCGTCTGGTACTGCCGCTCCTGCCGATTGGCACAAGACAACCGCCGGCGTCGAAGAGCGCGGCAGGCAACTCGGTGTGGCCCAGAAGGACGGCGAGGTGTTCATGCGCTTTAAGGCGCGAGTCGTCAAAGCGGCTGGCCCGGGCGAATGGATGGAGGACATGTTGCGTGAAGCGGCGCGGTTCGGCGACGAACATTACGACGCGCTGTACGGCTACTTCAATGACATTCCGCGCGAGAAGGCTGCGCAAGCGGAGGCAGCTTGAACACGTGCCGCACTTGCAAGCACACGACGACCGCGCCCGGCCACGCGCAGATGTACCGCCTCAGCTATCGCAATTGCGTCCACAAGCCGGACTGGCATTTCGTGCCGGGTCACATGACCTGCAACCTCAACCCCATCAGATGGGAGCAAAAGCAATGACGATCGGACTCGGCGGTTTGGTATTCGCGATTTTCCTTTTTCTCAAATTGGCCGGCATTGGCATTGTCGCCACGTGGTCATGGTGGTGGGTCACAAGCCCACTCTGGATTGGCTTAGCAATCTGGGCTGTCCTGATGGTTCTTGCTGGGCTATGGCCATCCTGTTCAAGGTTTGGACGCGGTAAATGGCAAGTCGAGCAACGTCACTGCGATACCCGGAAGGAACGACGACGGTCGGTACCGCCCGCGTGCGCGAGGACCGAACTGTCGGCCGCAGCTTAGCCGAACGTGAGCTTATGCGTCGCACCGGCAACGCGCCGCACAGCACGTTTGATGAGATCGCCGAAGGCGTCGGCGCGCCCGCCATCGCCAACAGCATCGCAGGATCCGCGCGTGCTGCGGCGCAGATCGGCAGCGCCGCGCCGCTCGGGAAAGCGCTCAAGAGTCTGACCGCGTCGGCGAAAGCGTCGAAGTACCGCAACACGAAATGCGAAAGCGGCGGCATCAGATTTGACAGCAAGCGTGAGATGGCGCGCTGGCACGAGCTGGTGCAGATGCAGGCGCGTGGCGAAATCAGCGAACTGGAATTGCAGGTGCCGTTCATCCTCGCCGAGCCGGTGGTGATCGCTGGCCGCAAGCGCCCGGCGCTGCGTTACGTCGCGGACTTCGTCTATGAGCAGGGTGGCGTGACCGTCGTCGAAGACGTGAAGGGGCGCGTGACCGAGGGATACCGTATCAAACGTCATTTGATGGCCGCGCGCGGCATCGCAATCAAGGAGGTGAAGTGATGGGCAAGCGCTGGTCACCCGAAGAGAAAGCCATCTTGAAGAAGATATGGCGCTCGCCGCGTCTGCTGAAGACACAGATGGATCTGTTGCCGGGCCGCACGTACGACACCGCGATTCAGCACGCAACCAAGGTTCTGAAGCTCGGGCCGAAATGCCCGCCGGCATCGCAAGTGTTCCGTCTCACCGATGCGCTCATGGCTGACAAGAAAGTGCGCCCGATACGCGAGATAGCTGACCTGACAGGCAGGAGCGTGCATCAGATTCGGATCGTCCTGAATGCGGCGGTCGAGCGCGGCGAATACCGCATCGTGCGCTGGAGTGCGTCGCAGTCGGGCGGCGAGCTGCAGGCGTTCTACAAGAAAGGCGGTGGGCGATCACTGCCGCGGCCCGCCCGGCTGACGTCCGCCGAGCGCAGCCGCAGGTTTCGCGAACGGCTTGGCCAGAAGAAATACAAGGCGTGGCGGTCCAGGTATCAGCGGCCGGAACCGAAAGCATTCGAGTTGCCGCGCGATGAGCTGCTGGATGCTCTGTATGGCCGCGGAGCATACGCACAGGTGGCGGCATGAAGCTATATCTCGCTGGCCCGATGTCAGGTTACCCGGAACTCAACTTCCCGGCGTTCCACGCTGAGACGGCGCGGCTGCGCGCGCTCGGCTTCCAGATCGTCAACCCGGCAGAGATCAACGCAGACCCGAGCGCCGGTTGGCTCGAATGCATGCGCGCTGACATCAAACAGCTTGTCGACTGCGACGGCGTTGCGCTGCTGCCGCGCTGGAACGAGTCGCGCGGCGCGTCGATCGAGCAAAGGCTCGCGCGCGATTTAGGTCTGCGCGTGTTCGTGGCGTCGCATCTTATCGGCTTGCTCGACAACGGCATCCCGGTGCTGTCGAGCGCGGCAGTTGTAGAGATGGTGCAGGAGGCAGCTTGAATCGTTCGATGCCGATGAAGCGCGGCAAGCCGCTCGCGCGTACGGGGTTCAAGCGCAAAGAGCCTGGTGCATCTAAGGCGCAACTCGACCGCAACACACAGACGCTCGTGCGCAAGGCGTCGATGCAGACGCGGCGCAAGCAAATCACGGTGGCGGAAGGCAAGCGATTCATCGACGCATGCCGCGGCGAAGAGTGCTATCTCCGCGTGCCCGGCGTGTGTTGCTCGATCGGATGGGCGCATGAGTCCGTTGTCGACTGCCATTCGAACCAAAGCCGTCACGGCAAGGCAGGAGCACGCAAGGCCGACAACATGTACACGGTACCCGGCTGCGCGCCGTGCCACGCGTGGATCGATCAGAACCGCGTCGGCACGCCGAAGCAGGTCAAGTACGACGTGTGGGACCGAGCCTATGAGCGGTGGGAGCCGGTGCGCGCTCGAAAGATGGGACTGGAAATGCAGGAGGCAGCTTGAGATTGGTGGTGAGACTCCGACTGCCGTCGACATGGCAGGGCAGGCGGTGGAAGGAAGACTACGAAATATTCGAGTGCGTCGTCGTGCGGATTCGTGGGCCCGAGAAGACGTTCACGCATGGCAAGCACGGCGCGACATACATCCATGCCGATGTCGACCTGCCCGAGAAGTACCGAACGCAGAAGCTGCTGGACCTGTGGAATCCGGACGGGACGTATCCGGTGGAAGTGATCGTGAACCACAACCGAAAGACGCTGGCGCCGTTTCTCGCCAGTGGTGATCTTGAATGGGACGTGAAGGAGATGGGGCTGTGATCGAGTTGCGACCTATTACCAAAGACGATGCATTCGCGTTCATTCGCCAGCATCATCGTCATCACAACGTTCCGGTCGGTGGCCTGTGGTGGCAGGCCGTTCATGACGATGATGGATCGCTGTGTGGCGTTGCAGTGACTGGTCGTCCTGTTGCGCGGCCACTGGACGATGGACTCACCGCAGAGGTAACGCGTTTGTGCACGAACGGGGCCGCGAACGCATGCTCAATGCTATACGCAGCAGCGCGGCGTGTGGCGCAGGCCAAGGGCTACCGGCGCGGTCTGACCTATATCCTTGCGTCCGAAGACGGCGCGAGTCTGCGAGCAGCTGGATGGCGGTTGCTGTGGAGCGTCAAAGGCCGATCGTGGGATTGCCCGTCGCGGCCCCGTACCGACAAGCATCCGACCGTAGACAAGCGTGCGTATGGCTGGGGCGCGTGGCCCAACGAAGACAGCGAGGTGACGCTATGAGCGCACACGCATACATCCAATACGCCGCCGTGCCGCAGCCGCTGATTGACTCCAGCATCCAACGCGTCGACAGCGCGACGCAGGCCAAGTTGATTTCGATCGACGGATGCCCGCTCACCGGTCAGATCGATGTGCTGAGCGACAACCGAATCCAGATCGAATTCCCGTGGCCGCGCGCTGCCGAGTTGCGCTATGCGCTCGGCGATTGGCTGGTCTATCACGGCATTCCATACACGGTGGTGCCATGACGACAGCTAAGACGCAGCGCCCGAAGGGCGGCGAGCTCGCGAAACTTGCTGGGCAATGGTCAGGCGAGGACGCGTTCCGGGACTGGGTAGAGACGATACAAGCCAACCCGTGCCACGACGCGGCGGGCGCAGCAGCATTCATCCGTTCCGTATGCGGTGTCGAGAGCAGCGCGATGTTGGACCACGACGCTGCGGCGCGCGCCAAGTTCAATGAGCACATTCGCAAGCCTTACGCGCGATACCGCGCATCGGTGGGATGCGTATGAGGGCCTATTGGCGCGACGCCCGCGATCCCGCAATCGTGCTCGAGGAGAAGCAGAACCGGACCTGCCTCGGCTGTGCGCGACTGGAGTGCAGTCGGTGGGCGGGAACACGCAAATATGTGTGCAGCATCGGTGTCCAGAAAGCTTCGACGGACATCTACGAAATGAAGCGGTGCAAGAAATATTCTGACGGGGAAGCCATGACACTAGATCAAAGCGAGCAAATCGAACAACTGTTGTTGACTTGGTATCGCTGGCAGATCCGGCAATCGCACGCAGAGACGCTCGCACACTTCTACCGTCCAGAGGACCGGACTTGCCGCGGCTACGTCACGCCGAGCAGCCTAGACGAAGACGATGAGGCCGCCTATCAATGGGCCGACGACCGCCAATCTGAGCAGGTGCAGCTTTGCGTCGACATGCTGGTGCCCGAGCATCGCGCAGCGATCTCCACGAGCATGCGCAACAAAGAAAGTGGACGACCCGTTTGGAGCAGCGGCCGCGCCGGAGACCAACACGAAAGCTACCAAGCCGCCAAGGATCGGCTTTTGTCAATGTTCATTTCTAGGCATCTTATTCAGGATCGCCCGGAAGTATAGTAAGCGTGCACCCGGCGACGGGTGCTGTCCGAGTCAAAGAGAAAGGTAAAACACAATGAAACTTGGTAAGGGAAGTCTAGGGGCGGTATTTGCAATCGTTGCAGTCGTGTTCGCGGCCCTCTGTTCCGTGCACGTGGTGCCTGCAGGTCATCGTGGCGTTGTGAAAGTTTTCGGTGATGTTCAAGATCAGCCGCTGCCCGAGGGGTTGCATGTGCTAAACCCGCTCGCCCGCGTGATCGACTTCAATGTGCGGTTCCAGAGCGCAACGGCGACGAAGGCGGAAGGCGGGACTGCCGATCTGCAGGAGGTATTTGAAGACATTACGGTGAACTATGAATACGATCCTGTCCACGCGCCGTACGTCTATAACAATTTCGGCGACGATGCCGACATCGAGGCGAAATTCATCGTTCCAGCGCTCTATGAATCGTTCAAGGCGGTGACATCGCAATACACGGCAGAGCAGCTCGTGACACAGCGCGCAAAGGTATCTGCTGACATCGTGCAGAAGCTGCAGGCAAAGCTCGTCAAGTATCGAATCATTGTGTCGGACATCAATGTGCAGAACTTCCACTTCGATCCGCAGTTCGCCGCGGCGGTGCGGCAGAAGGTTGTCGCCGGCCAGAACCGGCTGACTGCGGAGCAGCAGCTAGAAACCGCGAGGGTGACCGCGCAGCAGCGCATTGTCGAGGCTGAGGGAAATGCAAAAGCCATTGCGATCCAGGCTCAAGCAATTCAGCAGCAGGGTGGGCAGGAATACGTTGCGCTGAAAGCCGTCGAGAAGTGGAATGGCCAGCTGCCAAATCAGTGGTCTGGAACGGCGATCCCATTCGTCAACTTGGCGACGCAAAAATAATTCGTTTTCCCTCTTGTAAACAGTTGAAAACGCGGTTACATTAGTCGCCGGAAAGATGCGTCCACATGAAAGCCCGCTAGTCGAAAGACTGCGGGCTTTTTGCATTGGGCCTTGAGATTGACGCCGCAACGCGTAGGCAGGCTACGCAGAGCACAGCCGGGCGACGTCAATCTGAAGGCGATGTAATCGGTCGCGCGCCGCGATCGCGGGCCACTGCGCCATGCGGGCCGAGCGCGGTAGCCTTCAACATGTCACCTCGTCACAGTTTCATCGCTGCGGCGCATCCAACGAACGGGACGCCTGATTCAACTAACTGATTTGAAGATGCCCATGAACCCGGTAACCGTACTAGCAAAACTGCACGAAGCGGTCCAAAGCCTTAAACCAGAGGTTGTTTCAAAGGCCCGCCACATTGAAATCGTTGCGGAAGGAGATCGGGTCATGGTGCGCTTCGATCCACCGATGATGGTTTCGTAGATCGTTTACCTGACAGCGTCTCCTCCATCGATGCGAATCGCTGGATTCGCCCGCGTCACCGCGGGCTTCTTTATTCGAGGCTTCGATGGCGTCGTTTGCGATCAGCGTATCCGCTGACCTGCAGAAGCTGACGAAGTCGCTTAGCCAGCTTGAAAAGCAGCAGTTGCCCTTTGCCATTGCGCAGACGCTGACCGCAGTCGCGAAGATCGCGCAGGCCGAAGAGAAGGCTGCAATGCCGGAGGTATTCGACCGGCCAACGCCTTTCACCATTAACTCGGTGGCAGTGAAGGGCGCTCGCAAAACTGATCTCGAAGCCCGCGTGTTCATCAAGGACATCGCAGCGGCTTACCTTGCGCCGTTTGAGTTCGGTGGCAATCACAAGCTTATCGGTCAAGGCAAGACCTGGCTAAACCCGAAGGACAAAACGCTGCTGAACCAGTACGGCAACTTCAGCAAGAACGCGTTGCAGAGGCTTGAATCGCGGCCTGATGTGTTCGTCGGGACGATTAAGACGAAGAGCGGCGAGTCGATCGGCGGTGTGTGGCAGCGACCGACCAATGTGAAGGCAATCAAGCGCAGCGGGAAGCGCGGTGTTGCATTGCGCGGCATCAACAAGTCAGACCACCTGAAGCTGCTGGTCCGATTTGGCGACGCGCAGCCTGTGAAGCAGCATCTCGAATTCGGAGAGCGTGCCTTCGAAGTGGTCGACGAGCATTTCGCGCGCGAGTTCGACAAGGCGATGGCGCGGGCAATGGCGACCGCGAAACTGAGGTGACCATCCGAACATGCACAGAAATGGTGCGACATGACGAGACTTCCCACAATACGGGATGGGTCCCTCCCGCCCTTCTCGCTTCGGGGGCACTGCGCGCGCGCGATCTTTCTCTAGCTACAAACTTTTGAAATTTGGGTAACAGGTAACAGCACAGCACGATGAAACAGAGCGAGTTCGCAGCACTTCACGGCGTCAGTCGAAAGACCGTCACAAAGTGGAAGGAGCGCGGCTGGCTTGTGTTTGACGGCGATGAAGTCAACGTCGACGAGTCGAATAAATTGCTCAAACGGTATCGACGCGACGGCGCGCCGGCTGTTACCCAAGCTGTTACCCAAGAGCCCCAGGGTAACAAACGCAAAACTGTTACCCAGGCGGCGAGCGAGGTAACGCTGAGCGCAGGCGAGAGTGCCGAGGCCGCGGCGGAACGCATCCTGACCGGCGCTGTCGAGCTGCTCACTTTCGACGAAGCGCGCCGTTTCAAAGAGAACTATCTCGGGTTGATGGCTCAACTCGAATACGACCGCGACTCTGGTCTGGTCGTCGACGTCACAGAGGTGGCGAAGGCGGTCGGCGCCGAATACGCGAAAGTCAGAACACGCCTGCTGTCGATTCCTGCGGAACAGGCCCCGCGCCTCCACCGTTGTAAGACGCCTGCTGAATTGCAGGACATGTTGCAGGAGATCATCACAGAAGCACTCGAAGAGCTAACCCGTGACGGAGCTGGCAACCCAACATAACGCGCGGCGCTATGCCAAAGGGCATGACGCGTTGTATGCGGGGCTGCTCGCGGCGCGCCGTGAGAATCTTTTGCCGCCGCCCAAGCTAACGCTGAGCCAGTGGGCAGAACGGTATGCGGTCCTTTCGCGCGAGACCAGCGCCCAGACGGGTCGCTTCAGGGCTTTTGGCTATCAGCGGGGAATGCTCGATGCCGTGACCGATCCGGCGGTCGAGAAGATCAGCGTCATGAAGTCGGCGCGGGTCGGCTACACCAAGCTGATGGACCATGCTGTCGGTTACTTCATCCACCAGGACCCGTCACCGATCCTGGTGGTTCAGCCCCGCGTCGAAGATGCGGAGAGCTATTCGAAGACCGAAGTCGCGCCCATGCTGCGCGATACGCCGGTTCTCGCGGCGATCGCGGGCGACCAGAAGGCGAAGAACAGCGATCAGACGATCCTGGCGAAAACCTTCCGGAACGGCTCCAGCCTGACCCTTGTTGGAGCCAACAGCCCGGCCGGCTTTAGGCGGATCACGTCGCGCGTGGTCATGTTCGACGAGGTCGATGCATACCCGGTCGACGGCGCAGGGAATGAAGGCGATCAGATTGCGCTCGGTACCAAGCGCTCGGAGACATTCTGGAACCGCAAGATCGTGCTCGGCTCAACACCGACGGTCAAAGGCTACAGCCGGATTGAAAAAAGCTTCGCGGAGAGCGACCAGCGTTTCTTCTTCGTGAAGTGCCCGCACTGCGGCGAGCAGCAGGTGCTCGAGTGGGGTGGACCGGATACGCCCCACGGCATGAAGTGGGACAAGGACGAAAACGGCAACGGATTGCCGGAAACCGTCTACTACGTTTGCCGGCACAACGGCTGCATCATTCACGAGGTCGATAAGCCCGACATGGTCGCGGGCGGCGAATGGCGTGCGACCAAGCCGTTCAACGGGCATGCCGGCTTCCATATTTGGGCCGGCTACAGCCTGTTTCCGAATGCGTGTTGGGCGAACCTCGTTGCCGAGTGGTTGCGGGTAAAGGACGATCCGCTCGCGCGGCAGACGTTCATCAACCTTGTTCTCGGTGAGCCCTACGAGGATCGAGGCGACCGTGCGCTGAGCGAGTCGCGCCTTGCTGCGCGGACCGAGGTTTGGTCTGCCGAGGTGCCCGACGGCGCCGGCGTGATTACTGCTGGGTTGGACGTTCAAGACGATCGCGTCGAGGCGGAAACGATAGCCTGGGGGAGGAACGAGGAAAGCTGGTCCATCGACCATGCTGTGTTTGAAGGCGATCCAGAAAGCGCCGAATTGTGGGCGCGCGTCGATGCTTACCTGAAACGGATATGGCGTCGCGCTGACGGCCGCGGCTTCGAGGTTATGGCGGCATGCATCGACTCGGGCGGCCACCACACACAGAAAGTTTATGAGTTCGCGAAAGCGCGACTCGGTCGACGGATCTGGGCGATCAAAGGCGAGTCGGCACGCGGGGGCGCCCGCTCGCCGGTGTGGCCCACGAAGCGCCCGTCGTCGCGGACGAAGGCAACGTTTCGACCGGTGATCATCGGCGTGAATGCGGCGAAGGATGTGATTCGCGATCGATTGCGGCGCGAGCCGGAAGAGGACAACGGTGTCGTGAATTACCCCGCAGGGTATATGCACTTCCCCAGCGATCGCGACATCAATTATTTTGCGCAGCTCATCGCAGAGCGGTCGGTCACGAAGATCGCCAACGGGCAAAAATTCCGGGTTTGGGAATTGCCGCCCGGCCGCGCGAATGAGGCGCTCGACATTCGCGTGTACGGATACGCCGCGCTGTGCGGGCTCATGCACATGGGACTGAAACTGAACCGGCGAGTCGAGCAGGTTCAGGCAGATCCGTCGCAGCTCGTCGAGCCTGCGCCGGTTGAGCCGGTAGTCACCGAAATCAGCGTTGTGCGTCCCGCTCGCCCTGACGGCCCGGTAATCAAGCAGGAATCGCCTGCGAAGAAAACGCGTCTGCGGCGGCTCGCCGGCTGACGGTCTGGAGATCAACCTTGCCATGCTTTGACCCGAACAGCAGTCTGCTGGCCGGAATGGATCAGACCGCTCTGCGCGCGGCGCTCGCCAACGCGCAGCAGGTCTATCTCGCGCTTTCCACTGGCGGCCAGGCTGAATCATTGTCGTACACGCAGGGTGACGGAACCCGGTCTGTGACGTACACGCGCGCGAACCTCGCGGATCTCGCCGCTGCCATTCAACTTATGCAGGCGCAGCTCGGCATTGTCCGGTCTCCCCGCAAAGCATTCAGACTGACATTCACACGGCGATCATGACCGACACGACGAACGTTCAAATCCTTGGCGCGGACGGCCAGCCGTTGCCTGCGCGGAAGGGACGTTCGCTCGCGCTTAACGGCGGCTATAACGGGTACAGCAGTCATTCCGCCTTCGATGCGGCCGACATGTCCGGCCAGCATATGCGGGATTGGAATCCCGTGCTGTGGTCGCCTGACGGTGAGCTAAACCCGTACCGCGATCGCATCGTGTCGCGCGTGCGCGATCTGGTGCGCAACGATGGTTGGGCGTCGGCGGCAATCACGCGCACGCTCGACAACGTGATCGGCGCAGACTTTCGCCCGATCTGCAAGCCGGACTATCGAGCGCTCGCGATTCAGACGGGTCTCAAGACGTTCGACCATGTGTGGGCAGATGAATTCGGGCGCGCGCTCGAGGCGGCGTATCGGACATGGTCGGAAGATCCGCTGCACTTCAACGATGCGCAGCGCAAGCTCACAATCGCTCAAATGTTTCACGTTGCCTTCCGTCACAAGCTGATAGACGGCGACGCGCTCGGCATTCTGCAATGGATGCCCGAGCGACTGCCGCGCGGTGCGCGCTATGCGACCGTGCTGCAGCTGATCGACCCCGACCGATTGTCGAACCCGCAACAGAATTTCGACCGGCAGACAATGCGCGGCGGCGTCGAAGTCGACGAATACGGCGCTGCAATTGCGTATCACATCCGCAAAGCGCACCAGGGCGACTGGTTTAGCGGCAACAAGCAGGTTTCGTGGGAGCGCATAGCGGCAGAGACGGAATGGGGTCGTCCGATCGTCGTGCACGACTATGACTTCGATCGCGCAAGCCAGCATCGCGGCGGCGCCGGCATCCTTACGCCGGTGCTGCAGCGTCTGAAGATGCTGATCAAGTACGACGGCACTGAGCTAGACGCGGCGATCATCAACGCGATCTTTGGCGCGTACGTGACAAGTCCGTTCGATAAGCAGCTTGTCGGCGAGGCGCTTGGCGACGGCGAAGAGGACGCGCTCAACGGCTATCAGGACGCGCGCGCGGAGTTCCACGACAAGAACGAGATCCGCCTCGGCGGCGCACGGCTGCCGATTATGTTTCCGGGCGAGAGCATCAACACGGTTTCTGCGACGCGGCCTGCTGGCAATTTCGCCGAGTTCGAAAACGCCATGCTGCGCAACGTCGCGGCGGGCACCGGGATGTCTGCCCAGCAGATTTCACAGAATTGGTCGGACGTGAACTACAGCTCATACCGGGCTGCAGCGCTGGAAGCATGGAAGACGTTCGATCGACGCCGCAAGGATTTCGGTCGCGGCTTCGGTCAGCCGATTCTTTGCGCGTTCGCCGAAGAGGCGATGGAAATCGACAACCTTCCGCTGCCCGCTGGTGCGCCCGACTTCATGTCAGCGCGCGGCGCATACACGCGGGCATGGTGGATTGGTCCAGGCCGCGGCTATGTCGATCCGCTGAAAGAGCGGCAAGGCGCTGCACTCGGTATCGAATCAGGTTTCTCGTCGCTTGAGGAAGAGTCCGCAGAACTGTCGGGCACCGACTGGCGCGACAACGTCGACCAGCGCGCCATCGAGGTCGAGTACTACAAGGCGCGCAATATCCCGCTGCCTTCGACGCTGCAGGGCGCTGGCGCCGATGTCGCGACGGAAGAGCCAAAGGCGCAATGACAACGGAGATTTTATGGACGGCCATTTCGCGTTTTTGAGTCAGCGGATGTTCAATACGCCGCTGGCTATTAAGCGGGAGAAGGCCGAAGTCGTCATGGCGTCGCTCGCCGAGCGACTCGGCATCTCCCAGATCGGACGGCTCGACGGATCTACGATCCGCCCGATGGCCTTCGGCGCGTGGGACGAAGAGTATGAGTCTGATACGCGCGCCGGCCGGGTCGTTGATCCTGGCTACGACATGATCGGCGACACGGGTGTTGCGATGATCTCCGTGCGCGGGACGCTTGTGCAAAAGCTCCGTTCGCTGCGGCCATATTCCGGAATGACTGGCTACGACGGGCTGCGGCAAAGCATCTTGTCGGCGCATGCCGATCCCGCTGTCACAGCGATTGTTCTCGACGTGGACTCGCCGGGCGGAGAAGTTGCTGGTTGCTTCGACCTGGTCGACACGATCTACGGGCTGCGCGGCGATAAGCCGATTTGGTCGATCCTCTCGGAGTCTGCCTATTCGGCTGCGTATGCGATCGCGAGTGCAACGGACAAGATCATCGTGCCACGCACCGGCGGCGTCGGTTCGATCGGCGTGATCACGATGCACGTCGACTGGTCTAAGGCCATTTCGAGCGCTGGCATCGCGGTCACGTTCATCACATACGGCGATCGCAAAGCCGATTTCCATCCGGAGATCCCTCTTTCAAAAGAAGCGCTCGATGCGGCGCAAGCCGACATCGACGCGATGGGCGAACTGTTCGTGAACACAGTCGCCCGCAACCGCAATCTCGCACCGGAAGCGGTGCGCGAGACGCAAGCCGCCTGCTACATGGGCGAGAACGGCGTGAGCCGTGGGCTTGCGGATGCAGTAATGGCGCCCGACGCGGCGCTCGTCGCGTTGTTGGCCGAACTGGCCTGAACCCCAAAGGAAACAGATATGTCATTGAAGAAGACCCTTGCGGGTGTGGCGCCATTTGCCCACCTGTTGAGCCGCGCCGGCGGCCGAGTCAGCGCCGCAAGCGCCGAACAGGAAGACGACGAACGCAAGCAGCGCGAAGGCGAGTCAGACGACGATTACGCGAAGCGCATGGAAGACCTCGACGAGAAGGAAAAGGCCGAGGAAGAAAAGCGCAAGGAAGACGAAGCCAAGAAGGCTGCAAAGGCAAACGACGTCGACGGCGACGATGCGGATGCTGAAGATGGCGACGACGAGACCGACGACGCGAAGAAGGCTGCGCGCGCTACAGAACGCTCGCGCTGCGCGCGGATCATCGCGCACGGCGTCGTTACCGGCAACGTCGAACAGGCTGCGAAGTTTGCATTCAACACGCGTATGTCGTCTGCAGAAGCAATCGGATTGCTCGGCGACGGTGCGCAAGCTGTCGCTCCAACTGCTCCCGCGCCGGCAGCGCAACAGCGCAAGTCGCTCGACGAGCGCATGGCCCACGCGCGCCCGGCCAACCCTGGTGCATCCGCATCTGCAGCAGCCGAGCCGACGCTGGCCGAAAAGATCCTTGCTGCCGGCAAGATGCGCCGCGGTGAGGCCTAACCCCTCCCCACCAACGGAGATTCACAGATGTCTTTGACTGTCACCACGGTTGGGGAGAACCCCCAAGTGCCGTCCGTAACGGCACAAACCTTTGTACCCGATCAACTGATTGCGGGTCCGAAGCAGATCGTCACGCGCAATGTGACGCTGACCGGCGGACCGTTTGTGCGCGGAACTGTTCTGGGCAAGATCACCGCGAGCGGCAAGTACACCATCGCGCTGTCCGCGTCGTCCGACGGTAGCCAGACGCCGACCGCCATCCTCGCCGACAACGCCGACGGCAGCGCCGCCGACGTCGTCGCGGGCGCGTTCCTCGAGGGCGAGTTCAACAGCAATGCGGTAACGCTCGGCACGGGCATCACGCTGACCGCTGCGCAAGATGCATTGCGACCGCTCGGCATTCATCTCAAGTCCTCGGTCTCGGCTGCTGACCCGAGCTAATCTCAACCAGAACTGATGTGAAGGCCCCGCCACCGTGCGGGGCTTTTTCATTTGGGCCACAACTCGGAGAGTGCAATGCCCGGAAATCTGATTTACGACACCAACACCCTGATTCAGGTTGTTGCAAACATGAAGCTCGCGCAAAGCTGGCTGCTCGATCGCTTCTTCCGCAACCTGATCACGTCCGACACGGAATTTGTGTCGATCGACGTCGACGTCGGTAAGCGCCGGATGTCGCCGTTCTGCTCGCCGCTGGTCGAAGGCAAGCTCGTCGAAAGCCGCCGCTACCAGACCAACACGTTCAAACCGCCGTACATCAAGGATAAGCGCGCCCCCGATCTGCGCAAGCCGGTCCGCCGCATGATCGGAGAGCGCATCGGCGGCGAATTCCCGCCTGAAGTGCGCGAGCAGATGAATCTCGAGTTCGAGTTGAACGATCAGATCGACATGCTGACGCGCCGTCTCGAATGGATGGCCGCTCAGGTGCTGCTTACGGGCACTCTCACCGTTTCGGGCGAAGGCTTCCCGACGACCGTTATCGACTTCGGTCGCGACGGTTCGCTGACGATCGCGTTGACGGGCGGAGCCCAGTGGACGGCTGCGAACATCACGGCCGGCACGGCGAACCCGACGGGCAATATCGAAACGTGGCAGCAGCAGATCCTGAAGTCGTCGGGCGCAGTCGCGACGGACATCGTGTTCACGCCGAAATCGTGGAACGGTTTCAAGCTTGATCCGGTCCTCAAGGGTGCAATCCTGTACCCCACGCTCGGCGAGAACGGCAACGTGGTGAACGTCGGCGCGCAGATCCAGCGCGGCGCAGTCTACAAGGGCCGTTGGGGTCAGTATGACCTTTGGCTCTACAACGACTGGTATGTCGACGACAACAACGTCGAGCAGCCGATGCTGCCGGACGGCTCGTTGATCATGTCGGGTCCTGATCTACAGGGCACGCGCGCGTTCGGTCAGATCATCGACCCGCAGTTCAACTACGCCGCTCTGCCGTTTGCGCCGAAGACGTGGTTGAAGGAAGACCCGGCGCAGCGCTTCATCATGATGCAGTCGTCGCCTGTCGTCATCCCGAGCCGCGTGAATGCTGCGCTGGCTGCAACCGTCGCTTGAGGTGAACATGGCCAGCGAAAAACTCATCGAAGCAGTCGTCGCCCGTGGTCGCACGATCCACGATCAACTCAAGCCGGACGAGGCGCCCGTCATCAAGAAGGCCGGCGAGACTGTCAAGCTGCCGGAATCCGAAGTGAAGCGCCTGCGCGCGCTCGGTTTCCTCAATCCCGAAAAGGTCGAGGAAGTGCAGGCAGAGGGTGCGCAGATCAGCGGCGGCCAGGTCTCCGTAACGCACTCGGAGTAAGCCGATGGAATGGGACGACGTAGTCGACGCGAAGATCCTGACGCCGCTGCAAAAGACGTTCGGCACGGCAATCACGTATCAGCCAGCCGTCGGTGCGTCGTTTCCTATCAGCGGCATCTACGACAAGGCTTTTTTCGGCGTTGATCCGACGACCGGAGAAACCATCGTCACGACTCAGCCGACGGTAGGCGTGCAGCTTTCCCAGTTCGACGGCCAGGCAGAACCAGCTCAAGGTGATCAGCTTTTGATCATCAGGACCGGCGAGCAGTGGGAGGTCAGGGAGGTCCATCCCGACGGCCACGGCGCTGCTCGTCTGATGCTCAACGTACCGGGGCAAACCGATGTCTGACCCGACCGCCCGCGCTGAGTATCGCGCGCTGCTTTTGTCCGTTCTCGGCATGGTCCCCGGCGTCAAGTTGCAGTCGCCCGGCGACTGGAATCAGCCCTCCAGCAATCTGCCCGTGTTGAAAGTTCGACAGGGGAAGGAAAGGAAAGAGTCGAACGGTCCTGTGGGGCAGACATCATTCACGACGATCAGCGTGTTTCAGTTGCGAGTCGAGGTATCTGCCAATTCGGGGCCTGCGGCACTTCTGGCGCTCGAGGGTTTCGCTGCCGACATCGAGGCAGCGATATTCAAGAGCGTGCCGTTGCGAAAGAAGACGCAAAACTTCCGTTTCATGGACACGGATACCGACGTCACCGCCGATGGCGCAACACACATCGGAACGATGGATATAGCGCTGGGCGTCGAGATGCTCGAGACGTTCTATCCAGACGTCAACGCGCAACTCGCTGAAATTGACCTGACCGCGGACCTCGTCAACGTGTTCGACCCCACGACGACTTACCCGGATCCGCCTTTCCCTGACGCAGTAACGCCGGCACCACGCACTGAAGGCCCCGATGGACGGGCTGAAGGCTTCGTCAAGGCCACATTCTCTTAATGGAGCGACGAATGATCGTCAAACCTGCACCGGGCCTCAAAGTGCGGCATCCGGTCACGAAGCAGTTTCTGCCGCCTGAAGGCATCGAAGTGCCGGATGGCGATATTTTCTGGACGCGCGCGGTGAACGACGGCGACGTCGTTGTCGACGCGCCCGCAACCGCATCAAAGAAGGCTGGGGGTGACGCGCAATGACCGTCCCGTTCAAACAGATCCCGCAGAACCTGCGCACTCCGCTGTTCTTCGCGGAAATCGATAACTCGCATGCGAACTCAGCCGTCGCAAATCAGCGCGCGCTGCTGATCGGACCCATGACGACGGGCGCGGCTGTCGCAAACACGCCGCTTCTTTCGGCCGGCACCGGTGACGCCAACACACAGTTCGGCGCGAATTCGGTGCTCGCGCTGATGGTTGCCGCCTATCGCCAGAACGACACGTTTGGCGAACTGTGGACACTCCCGTTGGCAGATGCGGCTGGCTCCACTGCTGCAACTGGTTCGATCGCAGTTACTGGCGCGCCGACGGCAAATGGGACCTTGGCGCTGTATATCGCCGGGCAGTTGGTTTCCGTCGCCGTCGCGGCAGGACAGACGACGGCGCAGGTAGCGACGGCCATCGCCGCGGCGATCAATGCGATTCCGGGGATGCCCGTGACCGCAGCTGTCACGACCAGCACTGTCAATCTGACGGCCGATAACAAGGGCCTCGTCGGCAACGACATTGACGTCCGTTTCAACTATCAGGGCGCCGCCAACGGTGAAGTGTTCCCGACCGGTTTCGCCGCGACGATCACGGCGATGACGGGCGGCGCCACGAACCCGACACTGACGACGGCACTCGGCAATCTGCTGGACATGCCGTTCGACTTCATCGCGTGTGCGTTCACGGACACCACGTCGATGGACGCTATGAAAGCCTTCCTGAACGACTCGACGGGTCGTTGGAGCTGGCAACAGCAAGTGTTCGGCCACGTGTTCTATGCATACCGTTCCACCTGGGCGGGTCTCACGACGTTCGGTACCGCTCGGAACAACCAGCACGAAACAGTGATGGGCTTCAACGATTCGCCGACGCCATCGTGGCAGTGGGCGGCCACCGTCGCGGCAGTCACTGCGGTGTCCGTGCGCGCCGATCCGGGCATCCCGATGCAAACGGTCGCGTTGACGGGCGTGCTTGCGCCGCCGCTGCAATCGCGATTCAACCTGAGCCAGCGCAACACGCTGCTCTATGACGGCATCTCGACGTTCACGGTTGCGGATGACGGCACGGTCGCGATCGAGAATTTGATCACGACGTACCAGACTAACGCGTCGGGCCAGCCGGACAACAGCTATCTCGAAATCGAGACGATGTTCCTGCTGACATACGTGCTGCGCCGGCTGCGTACCATGGTGACGACGAAATATGCACGCGTGAAGCTGGCTGCCGACGGCACGCGCTTCGCGCCGGGCTCCGGCATCGTCACGCCGAAGATCATCAAGGCCGACCAGATCGCGGAGTACCGCGCAATGGAGTACGAAGGCTACGTGCAGGGTAGCGACATCTTCGCGCAGTCGATCATCGTCGAACAGAACGCGTCGAATCCGAACCGCGTCGACGTGCTGTGGCCGGGAACTCTCATCAATCAGTTGCGCATCTTCGCGCTGCTGGCGCAGTTCCGTCTCTCGACCACGCAGTCCTGATCCGTCCGTCAACGCATGGCGCCGCCCTCAATGGGCGGCGTTGTCATTTCATGGAGCCGTAAATGGCGAACAACACAGGCCTCATTGCCGGCGTCGCGTATCTGACGGCGGACGGGGTGAATTACCAGCTCGAAGGCGAGTTGAAGTACGACGTCGGCAGCGTGACGCGCGAGTCGAAAACCGGCCAGGACACGGTGCACGGCTTCAGTGAAATGCCGAAGGCGCCGTACATCAGCGCGTCGATTCGCGATTCGGGCGGTCTGAGCCTCGCGGCGTTCAACGCGATGCGCAATGTCACGCTCGTGCTCGAACTGGCGAATGGCAAGACGGTGATCGGCCGCAACATGTGGACTGTCGAGGCCCAAGAGGTCGACACGGTAGAAGCCAAGTTCACCTGCCGCTGGGAAGGCCTCCAGAACGCAGTCACGGAGCAATAAGCGATGACCGATACGAAAACGATCGTCCTGCGCAAGCCGCTGAAGCACGGCAAGGGCGACGCGGAGACGACAGTCAGCGAGATCACACTTCGTGAGCCGACGGCAGGCGACTATGAGAGCGCAGAACAGGCGTCGGGCGTCTACGGCACTTCCATCGCGCTGATTGCTCTGCTCAGTGGCGTTCCGGTCGACGTCATCGACCAGATGTACGGCAGCCAGATTGATGAGGCGGAGGATTTCATCGCTTCATTCGGTCACGACGCGGCGCGCAATCCTGCTCGCAGCGCGGATGAGATCGTCATTCAGTTGACGAAGCCCGTTCAAATCACGAAGGACGAAAGCGCGTTGAATATGGCGTCTCTGACGCTCTGTGAACCGACGAATCAGCAGAAGCGCAAGGCAGAAGCCGCCGGCGGGCCGTTCTCGCGAATGGTTGCCCTCATCAGCCTGATCGGCAAGGTGCCGAAGAGCTCTGTGCGCGCGTTGTGCGCGCGTGACTTCCTCGAAGCCGTCGCGTACTTCAACGGTTTTCAGGTTCGGCGATCACCGGACTCGGACGACTGATCGCCGAGCAGATCTCGATTCCGGAGTGGTGGGACGACCGTCTCACAGAGCTAACGCACATGATGCGTTTCGATCCTGACCGGGTCGAGCAAATGACAGAAACCGAGACCCTGCACTGGCTCGCGCGAGCGCGTCGCCTGGGCAAACGCATTGGAGTTGGCGCATGAACATCGGTGGCGGCGCGGGCGCCGTGCTTAGCACCGCCTCGGGGATTGGGAATCTGGCGAGTTCGCTCGCGGCACGGCTCGGCGGATCGGCTGCATCGTATTTCGATCAGTTGCGCCCGGCATCGTACCGGGGCGTCCCGTTCGTTTCGCTGGGCAGCGAATCGTCATTCGGGCGGCGCAATCAGGTCCACCAGTACCCGCAGCGTGATACGCCGTGGATCGAAGATCTGGGGCGCGGCGCGCGCCGGATCCGGATGTATGGCTTCGTCGTTGGCGACGACGTCATCACGCAGCGCGATGTGATGATCGCAGCGGTCGAGACCGCCGGCGACGGTGAGCTTGTGCACCCGACACTCGGACGACTGTCGGTGAGCCTGATGGACTTCCGGAGCGTCGAGCGCTGGGAGCAGGGCAGATACTTCGAATTCCAGTTCGAATTCATTGAGGCAGGGCAGCGCACCTATCCGACGGCGGCGACCGCGACGACGCAGTCTGTGCTGAACGCGGTGACCGGATTGAACGTAGCAGCAGCGCTGAATTTCGCGAAGACCGCGCTGAACGCGATTTCCTATGGCGCTGCAGTGCTTGGGACAGTCGTCAACACGGCGCTCGGCTGGTACACGTACGCGAAGAACCTCGTCGGCGACGCGCGAAACCTGTTCCAGCTGCTGTTTAACCTGCCGGGAGACTTCGGCCGGTTTGCAGGCAGCGCGACAGTGCCCGCCTTTAGCAAGTATCCGAGCTCGTCGGTGCAGTCGGATCAGACAACGCAGTCGATGATCCTCGCTGCGACGACGGCGCGGGCAGGAGTCAGTGCGGCCGCCGATGCCATGGCGGCCGCCGCCGCGGGCTTTGACGCGACGACGGTCGATGCATTCACCGCGTCAGTGCAAGGCGTAACGGGCGCCGTTCTCTCGGCAACCAACGACCCGACCGACTCGATTCGGCTGTTGTCGACGCTTTCGGCGTTCGTTCCGGACGCCGTCACGACGACGTCCGTTATCGGTACGGCGATGGGGGACATGCAGTCCGCGTGCAGCGACCTGTTCCGCCGAACGTCTATCGGCGCGGTCGCGCAGGCATCGTCGACATATCAGCCGACGTCGAGCGACGACGCCGCGCGCGTGAGAGATCTGGTTACCGATCTGATCGACGCGGAGATGACGGTCGCGGGAGATCAGGGGGACGACGAGACGTACGAAGCTCTGTCGACCCTGCGTGCGGCGGTCGTGACGGACCTGAACAAGCGCGGCGCGGGGCTGTCGTCCATCAAGACGTTCAGTGTGCCGGCGCCAATGCCATCCCTCGCACTTGCAACGCGGCTCTATCGCGATCCGACGCGCGCGGACGAACTCGTAGCGCAGGCGAATCCGGTGCATCCGGCCTTTATGCCCACGACCTTCAAGGCGTTGGCGAACTGATTCTCGAGCGGGTTCATGGCAAGCAAAATCTCCATTGCGATTACCGCGAACAATCAGGCGTCTGGCCCGATCGCGAAGGTGACGAACAGCCTTTCGAAGCTGCAGGCGCAGGCCAATAAGGGCAAATTGAGCAGTTTGGGCAGTTCGATTTCTGCCGGGTTAAATTCGAATAGCGGCGCGATCTCGGAGATTGCGAGCTTCGTCGGAAAGGCGGGCATCATCGGCGGCATCACGGCGCTGACTGTGAAGATTGCGCAGATGGAATCGCAGTGGGCATCGTCGGTGCGCTCAATGAGCAATCTGGCCGTCCGCAGCGGTCTGTCCACGCCAGCAGCGTACGGCGTGCAGTACGCCGGCCGCCTCGCCGGACTGTCGCCGGAACAGGCAAATGCCGGCATTGAGCAGGTGCGCCAGACTTATAGCGATGCGATCAACAACCGGAATCCGGAGGCGCTAAAGCGCTACCAGGCGGCTGGCATCTCGACGGACCCGAACCGCCTTGAGTCCATCGAATCGGTGCTGACGAAGCTGGCTGCGTACTCCGAAACGCTGCGCGGCCAAGGGAAATACGGCGGTGCCCAGAACTTCCTGAACGCAGCCGGCGCGGGTTCGCTGGTTGATTTCCTGAACCGCGGTCCCGCACAGGTGTCTGCGGATCTCGCGACCGCGAAGGCATACATCCCGGATGAGCAGGACATTCAGCGTGCGCGCGAGTATGCAGACGCATCAGCCAAGCTTGGCATCACGTATGACCGTTTGAAGACGACTGTTCTAAGCGGCGTAGAGCCGGCGCTTGACTCTCTGTTGCAAGGTATCCAGTTCTTCTTCGATGCAGCGAGCGGCCGGCAGCGACAAAAGCCGCAGCCGAACGGCGCCGATAGCACGGAACAACGTGTGTGGGATGGCTTTGAGCGCTTCGGAAATGCTTTGCGCGGACGCGGCGCGTCGACAATGGCGCAGTTGAACCAGAAGACGGCAGTTGGGAACGGAGCCCAACTTGAACAGGCTCGTTCCGACGTCGAGTGGTACATGAATCACGGCCTCTCCCGCGAGCGCGCGATCGGCATGGTCGCCAATTCGAGCCGTGAAAGCGGTCTTGACGAGCGTGCGGTTGGTGATAACGGGAAGGCGGTCGGGCTTTTCCAGTGGCATCCGGATCGCCAGGCGATCTACGAGCGCACTTTCGGCAGGCCGCTTGCGGCCGCAAGCCACGAAGAGCAGCTTGGCTACTCGCTGTGGGAGCTTCAGCACCATGAGCGAGCCGCTGGTGATGCCCTGATGGCGTCAACGACTGCCGCCGATGCCGCTGCCAAGGTGTCGTCGCTGTACGAGCGGCCCAAGGATCCGAACGAAGCAAACGTCCGCGCGGGAATCGCTCGCCAACTGGACGAGCAGCTAGGCGCCGGATCTGGCGAAGGAGGCAAGGTGCGCGTGGAGATCGTTCACAAGAATGCGCCGCCCGGCACGAGTACCAACGTCACGTCGTCTCCGAACGTCGACACGCAACTAAAAACAGATCGCCAGCAAGCTCCGCTTGGCGACCAATACGCCTACTCGCCTGGTAGCTTCTGATGCCGAATGCAGATCGAATCGTCGACGCCGTGGGAGCAAAGCCCGGCGCCGATGAAGTGCGGGTGCTGTTGACGCAAGATGGGTTGCAGTTGACGGGCTGGAAGGCTGTACGGATCACGCGATCAATCGAAGTCGCGACGTCGTCGTTCATCCTCACGTGTTCAGCAGATGCCACCACGCTGAAGCTGCTTGCGCGCGAGGGCGCGCCGGTCAAAGTATCGATTGGCGATGACCTGGTGCTGTCCGGCTATGTGGAGACGATCGAGACCATCGTCACGCCGCGGTCTCACGACATAACCATCTCGGGCCGGGGAAAGCTCGCCGATCTGGTGGATTGCTCGTGCCGACTGGACCGCATAAACGCGAACACTGGCCTGCAGAAGTTGTGCGCGACCATTGCGACGCCGTATTCGATTGATGTCTTCGTTCCGCCCAACGGCACGCAGGCGGTGCTGGATGCATTGCCTGCGCTTCCGCGCCAGATCGTGAGCATCACAGAAACAGCGTGGGAAGTGATCGAGCGCTACGCACGGTATTGCGGTCTGCTGGTGTTCGAAAGCGAAGAGGGTGAGCTCACGATCTCGCAGGCAGGGACGGAGCTTGGGGCGTCGGGGATTGCCGTTGGCAACAACATCGAGGCGCTCGTCTGCACGAAGAGCACGCTCGGCACCTTTAGCACGTACAACGCTGTGCTGAGCGCATATAGCGCCGGCGCGGATGATGAAAGCATCCCGAATCTGCCGGTGGTAACGGTGGTGGCAACTGGCCCGGCTGCAAACCCGGCGCGCTTGCGACCCACGTATTTCGTGTCCGAGCAGAGCGCAACCGACCGGCGGTTCGTCGAAAAACGCGTGAACTGGATGGCGTCGCGGGCATACGGCCGCGCGCGGCGCGTGCGCGCGCTCGTCGATAACTGGCGCGATGCGAGCGGCTCGCCCTGGATTCCGAACATCAACTATCCGGTGTCGGCGCCCGCGGCAGGCATTCCTGATAACACGATTCTGTTGCTCGCCGAGGTGACATTCATCATCGATGAGAACGGTACGCATGCTGAGCTGGTGTTCGGGCCGCGCCAAGGCTTCCTGCCGGAGCCGATCGCGCTCGACGTACTGCCGATGGACGAATCGACGCAAACACCTGCGGAGCAATAGTGCTGCACGAACTGAACAGACTTGGGCGTCGCATCCTGTTGTTGATGGCGCGCGGTGCGATCGCGCTCGTCGACGATACGAAGGGCGTCCAGACGTTGCAGGTGCGGCTGAATGCGCTGGAGTTGATTCCAGACGTGCCGCGCTACGCCGAATATGGCTTCACGTCGAATCCGCCAGAGGGAACCCAAGCGTTGATCGCTTTCAAGAATGGCGACCGCAACGATGGGTTCGTCATCGCGACGTCGAATGCGAAATACCGGATGAAACCCCTCGCAACGGGTGAGGTGGCGATTCACGACAGCCGCGGGCAGTCTGTTTATCTGACCGATGCAGGCATCGTCGTCGACGGCGGCGGAAATCCAATCACGTTCACGAATACGCCGGAAGTCATCGCCGACACGCCGCTGCTGAAATGCAAGGGCGACATCCTCGACAACTACGAGACGAACACGCGAACCGTTGCGGGGATGCGTCAGGTTGCAAACTCGCACACACACCCGATCCTTAACATCCAGACGGGCGGCAGCAATATCAACACGCAGACGCCGACGCAACAGGAGTAACGCATGTCCGACATCTCTGTCATTTGGGACGTCGACAACAGTCGCGGCGACTGGAAATTCATCGCTCCGGCGTTGGTGACCGGAAACGATCTTCCGTCTGCCGTGCTCGTAAGCGTCTTCACTGACCGCGTGGCGAATCCGGACGATCCGATCCCTGACGGGACTGGTGACCCGCGCGGCTGGTGGGGCGACATTGGCGAAGACAAGCCGATCGGGTCGCGGCTCTGGTTGCTCGATCGTTCGAAGCAGACGCAGGAAGTGCTGAACAACGCGCGCGACTACATCAACGAGGCGCTGCAATGGCTCGTTGACGATGGCGTCGTTGCGAGTACCGATGTGCAGACGCAGTGGGTGCGCGACACGTTCATCGGCGCGCAGATCACGCTCTATCAACCCGACGGCTCGCAGATTTCCTTGACGTATGCGTGGGCCTGGCAACAGCTATCCTGACATGCCATTCCAAAGAAAGACGCTTTCCACTTTGCTGTCCGAAGTGGCGGCCGACATTTCGTCCGCGCTTCAGGGCGCCGACGCGCTGTTGCGCTTCGCCGTGCTCAAAGTCATCGGCAAGGTTCAGGCGGCAATGTGCAACCTCCAGTTCGGATACCTCGACTGGATTGCACGAATGGCGGTGCCGTTCACTGCCGAGGATGAATATCTCGAGGGATGGGCCGCGCTGAAGGGCGTATATCGAAAGCCGGCAACGAAGGCGCAGTTGACTGCTCAGTTCCCCGGAACGACGGGCAAGGTGCTAAGCGCAGGAATTGCGGTAGCGCGCGGCGACGGAGTGACATACACGACTTCCACCACGGGTACGGTTGACGGGACCGGCAACGTGTCGGTAACGGTCCTCGCCGACGTGGCCGGATCATCGGGAAATGCCGACGCCGGCACTGGGGTCTCGTTGAGCGTCGCCGTCGACGGAATCCAGCAGGGCGGAACGATAACCGCGACGGTCGCTTCAGGCGCGGACATCGAAACAAATGATGATCTGCGCTCGCGGATGCTGGACGCGTACCAGACGACTCCGCAGGGCGGCGACATCGAAGACTACGTGCAATGGGCCGAGGACGTGCCCGGCGTCACGAGAGCGTGGTGCGCGCCTAATGGGTTCGGTGCTGGCACGGTCGTCGTCTACACGATGTGGGACAGCGCTGAGGCCGCGCACAACGGATTCCCGCAGGGTACCGACGGTGTATCGCAAAACGACAAGGGGCCGGGCGGCACACCGCGCGGCGTCGTCGCCACTGGCGATCAACTCGTCGTTGCGGATTCCATCGTCACGAAGCAGCCGGTGACGGCGCTCGTCTATTCGTGCGCGCCAATCGCAAACAACCTGACGATCACGCTGTCTGGCCTGATGTCTGCCACGACGGCGACACGTGCGGCGATCGCATCGGCAATCGCAGACGTTCTGTTCCGCAACGGGGATCCGCGCGCGGGCACGATCAACCGTGACGACATCTCGGCGGCGATCCGGTCTGTTTCGGGGACGAGCGGTTTCCTGATCACGCTGATTCAAGGTGTCGTGGGTGTGACGACCACCACTTATACAGGGAACATCACGAGCGGTTTCGGGCAGCTTCCCGTTCTCGCAAACGTGCTTTACGTCTGAGGACCCATGCTCGCACCGAACTACACAGCAGCCGACTTCCTGAAGGCGCTGCAAGGACTGATGCCGCGTGGAAGGGTCTGGCCGCGGGACCCTGATGCAATACAGACGCAGGTGCTTTCAGGGCTGGCGCCTAGTTATGCCCGCGGCACGGCCCGTGCCAACTACCTGCTGGTCGATGCGTTCCCGGCGACGACCTATGAACTGCTGCCAGAGTGGGAGTCGACGCTTGGCCTGCCGGACCCATGCGCCGGCGTTGCTCCGACTATCCCTCTTAGGCAAGCGCAGGTGCTTGCGCGGTTTGTAGGGGTAGGCGGCCCGACCATCGCGAGTCTGACCGCGTTCGCGGCAAACCTCGGCTACACCGTCACGATCAACCAGTTTGTTGAGGCGCGCGCGGGGCAAATGCGGGCTGGTGACCCGTGCTGCGGTACGGCGTGGAGTTACGCGTGGCAGGTAAATGCCCCTCTCAACTCCATTACGGTCGCGCGCGCTGGCGCAATGGCCGCAGGTGACGCGCTGGCGTCTTGGGGCAACGCAGTTCTTGAGTGTGAGTTGAAGGCAGTGATGCCGGCACACACGATTCCAATCTTCTCTTACTCCTAAGAGGCAACATGTTTCGTATTGACGACGCGACCGCAGCAACCTCGCTTCCGGCGCCGGAGACGGCCGGCACAGAAGGCTACTTCACCGAAGGCAACCCGGCCACCGGTACGCCCGCCACGAAGGTGCGCGGGTCGTGGCTGAACATGATTCAGGAGGAACTGTGCGCCATCCTGGCGGCCGCCGGGATCACTCGAGCAAAGACCAGCTACAACCAGGTCAATGCCGCCCTTCAGAAGATGTATGCGCCCCTGATTGGACAAGCGACCAACCTGAAGTGCGTGACGACGGCCGTTGGCACATCTCTCCCGTACTCGGCTGATCAGTTGGTTGTCGGCGCATCGCTGGGTGGTCAGACCTTCTGTCTGTCGAATTTCAGTGTGGCAATCAGTGCGCTGGATACTGGGGTGCTCGCCGCCAATAGCTACTACGCTGCTTATGCGTACCTGAAGAGCGACGGCACCAAGGGCGGTTTTCTACAGCTTGAGCCTGCCGGTGGCGCTCCGACCGTATATGGCGGTGCGAACCCGCCGGCGAACATGATTGCGAGCGCGCTGATCGGCGTCTGGCCTACGAATGCGAGCGCGCAGCTGATCGTCGGTAGCCAGTATGGGAGAAGGTTTAATTTCGCTTCGACGGGAGCCCTGACCGGCTCGGGCGCCGTTGGCACTCCAACGTCCTTCTCGATTGCTGGCATCGTCCCGAAGTCAGCCAAGTTTGTGTCAGGGGGGCTCTCTATCACGGTAGCCGCAGCAGCTGTCGCACAATTGCTTCTTTTTGATCAAGCGACAACCGGCGCCACGTCGACCACAGTTTCGAACAATACGACAGGAGCTGGTGGTAACAGCAATAACTTCTCTAGCCTCCCAATTTTGACGCCCCAAACCTTGTGGTTTGTAACCTCGACTTCGGCCGGTGCCATTTCCAACTACGCTGCAAATTTAACCCAGTACGAGTTCTGAATGACTACGATCAATGTCCAATTTGTCGACTCGACGCATACTGCAATCCAAACCGTCTTCTCTTCTCATCAAGATGAGGCACAGTATGCGAATCTCGGGACCGTTGATACAGGTGATGCGATCTATGCCAATTGGTATGAATCGCTTCCCCTAAACGTGCAGGGTTTTTGGCAAACCCCCGATCCCAAGTCACCAGATTAGCGCGGCTTCAGGAAAGCGATTGTTTGTGTCGGATCTAAGAGCAGTCTGTCGGTGCCGACGAGTTCCCAGTCCTTCCAATTTTCTCGGATGTAGTCGGTCGAGATCGATGTATCACCGTACGTAATTTCGTCGCCGACCGCTTCGCGGTGATGAGGAATGAATGCGAATCCTCGCTCAGCATGCTCTCGTTTCTGTTGTTCGACGTTCGAGACGCCGTAAGCGATGGAATGCCCGTCCCAATACTGGGCTGGACGGATTGTGATAACCATCAACCCATCATCAGCAATGTGCTTGCGGGATGCTGCCAACGCCATGGTCGTAGCTCTTTCCGACAGATGTGTATAGACAGAGAAGGCATATATCAGTGAGAACTTCCGGCCTGGGAACGGAAGATCGACTGGCAAGTATTCTGATAGGGCAATGTTGGCGCGGATATGGTGTCCGTCGCAGGCTTCGAGAGACTTGATCCATGGATCACAGCCGAACAGGTTCTCTGGTCCGATCAAGGCCAGCATCACCCGCAGAATTCGACCCCAGCCGCAGCCAAAATCCAACGTTGGCACGTTTGAGAGTGGGCGGCCGGTGTGCGTGAGGTAGCCTTCGCGAACGGCTCGCACGAATCCGCAAGTTTGTGCAAGCAGCTCAAGGCCGTGACTCCCCGTCCAAAGATCTTGGACTGCGTCTGGCGCCATGCTTGGCAAGTATTTGCGAAGGGCCGGGTACTGGTCAGGAATGTCCATGAGTAGTGCGCCGACAGTATCGACCGGCAAACCACGGAGCGCCGCGAACAGATCACTTTCGCTAGTTTGGGCGATTCTCTCAAGTCGCTCGACCACGTCACGCTCAAGGAAAAAGGCAATTCGCTGTCTGTCACGGGCTTCAAACCAGTCCTGATATTTGTCGTGTACTTTCATTAGCGACCTCGTGAATCGGAGCGCAGGATTGTAGCGCAGGTCGAAAATTCCCCTCACCACGTGTAGTTCAAACTCAGCATCCACTCACCTTTGATGCCCGCGGGCACGTTTTTATCGGTGCTGTAGCCGACGGGCGCATTGAGGTAGTTCAATCGCGCAGAGAATGGCCCTTTGCTTACCGACGCGCCGACCAGCGCGCCCACCTGAATGTGCGGCTGATGACTGAGCGTTTCTTGCGTCCCGGCAGGGCCAAAGCGCGCTGAATCGTTCAGTGCTACGGCGACTGATGTCCACGTGGTGCGATACAGCGCGGGCCCGGCTTCGACGCCGAGTTGCCAGCCGCTGCCGAGATCCCAATAGGGCTCAACGGTCAACGCGATAGCCTGAATGCCGCCGGTCGAATCGAATCGCCGCATGTCGCCGCAGTTGCCGTCGACGCAGCTCTGCGTCGCGATGTTGTAGCCGCCCCGCTCGCCGACAGACGAGAAGTCAGCTTCATCCTGTGGATTCGTGCTCGACCACTTCACCTTGCCGAAGTTGTAATAGTCCAGGTGCAATCGCACGCCGGGCGCCCACGACCGCGGGCGCGCGTCGACGGCGTTCATCACGATACCGACGCGGCCGCCGTAGGATCCGTTCGGCGTGTCGTGCGAGAAGCCCTTGGAGTAGTACATGCCGTCGCCGAGCTTGACGGCCGACGTGATGCCGAGACCGGCTTCGACTTGGAAGAAGGATTCGGCGTGCGCGCTTGCAGCGGCACAGCCGAGCGACATCGCTACGGCTGCGGCTCTCCATCCTCCAATTCGATGATGGCGCCGAGCTCGCGGCCGAGCGCATGCAACTGATCGACGTTGGTGACCGGGCCGCGCATGAGTTGCAGGTTCGTCATGCCATACATCAGGACATGAAAACCCATTTCGCGTTTGTCCTCGTCCGATAGGTACTTGTGGAATTGACGGCCGGTAGCCACGCCGAACATGCGGGCCATCTGAGCGTTCGTAAAGGACAGTTGCTCTTTGAGGAGCCGAAGCCCTTGTGTCGGAGGAGCCTTGTAGTGCATCAACGGGCGATCCAAGAGGGCGCGCGAAGGCGCGAAAAGTGAATTTCATGATGGTTCCTTTCGGAGTATCGGGCACAGCGAAGTGCATAGCCCTGTGAGAGGAAGAATATCACCCCTAGGGTGATTGTCAAGCGGTTAAAACAACGAATAGATCAACGAGCCACCTTTGGATGGCGGTATTCGGTGTAGCACGACATGCAAGCATTTTCCAATCTAGCATGCTTGCATTACTTCCGGCACTAGCTTACTATGCAAGCACCACAACCTCGGGGATGCTTGCATGAGTGAACAGAAACGTGTACCTGCGACAAAATCTGCAAAAGCGAAGGGCGGCAGGGCTCGCGCGGAAGCGCTATCCGATGACCGTCGCAGCGCCATAGCAAAGAAAGCTGCGATTGCACGATGGGGCGCCAAGCCGTCACAAGCGACCCACAAGGGGAGCTTTAAGGAGGAATTCGGCATCGATGTTGAGTGTTACGTACTCAACGACGAGCAAAAGACTGCAGTCATCAGTCAGCGCGGGATGGGTTTAGCAATTGGCCTGAAGGGCGCAAGCGGGCGAGCGTTTCCGGACTTCGCAAACGGCAAAACCATCCAGCCGTACCTGGGCGGCGAGCTTCTGGATAAAATCAATAACCCATTGATTTTTAACAGTAGCGCCGTGGGCGGCGTCGGTTCGGATCAGAAGACTCACGGCTATGATGTAACCATTCTCATTGACGTATGCAAAGCCATCGTTCAAGCCGAGTCGGACGGAAAGTTGCAAACGCAGCAGAGGCACCTGGCTAAACAAGCTCACATCATTCTGAATGCTTCGGCGAAGGCGGGGATCAAGGGGTTGGTATATGCCCTTTCGGGCTACGACGCGACGCGTGAAGAGATCATCACCGCCTTCAAGCATTACGTTCAGCAAGAAGCCAAAGAATATGAGAAAGAATTCCCGCCGCAGCTATACGACGAGTGGTACAAGCTCTACGAGTTGCCTAAGTTTGACCGCGGGCGCCCTTGGGAATTTAAAAAGCTGACCCTGAGCCATGTGTATTCGCCGCTAGCGAAGAGTAACGGAAAGTTGTTGGAGTTGATCCAAGCCAACAAGGCAAAGAGCGGGGACAGGACAAAGAAACTGCATCAGTTCTTATCGGAGATCGGTACGCGGGCGCTCCGAACTCACTTGGGGCAATTGCTCGGTATCGCGCGCATCTCGCGGTCCAAAGACGAATATGAAAAGCATGTTCGGACTCTGTTCGGAGATCAACAGGAGTTTGATTTTTGACAGCAAGCCGCCTTCAAGGCGGCTTTCTTTCGTGCTCATCCAAAAACGATTCGACCAACAAGCCACCTTCGGGTGGCTTTTTTTATTTCCGGGGCCCAATGGAATCCAACGACCTTATGGATATGCCTGAAGACGAGTTCCGCAAGAGCGTCGTCCTGAGACTCAGCGCGCAGGACGTGGCAATCGCCGAAAACACTGCGTTGACGAAATCCGTTTCTGAGGACACTGCGTTTATTCGCGCGGCGTGGGCGGAGGGCATCGTTGCGGTGCGCTTCTTCTGTCGCCTCGCGGCCGCCTGGAGGTTCCTTCTGAAGCAGGTGTTCCTTCCGATTGGCCTGCCGTTGCTCACGCTGTATGGGATGTGGTTCTACACCCAGTTCCATCGGTTCCCGACGTGGCTGTCTGACTGCTTCAAGTTACTGATGGCGGTGATATGAGCCTAACGACCACCATCATCGCCGCCGGTTGTGGCGCGACGCAGTTGCGTGCAGCCCAATGGCTCCCGCCGATACAGGACGCCTGCGACAGGTACGGCATCACCGAGCCGCTCGACGTCGCCGCGTTCCTTGCAACGTTGGGCGTTGAGTCTGGGCGCTTGGTGTACACGCGCGAACTCTGGGGTCCCACGTTGGCGCAGCAGTCGTATGAGCCGCCGTCGAAGAAGGCGAGCGAACTCGGCAACACACAGCCGGGGGACGGTCGTCGATTTTGCGGGCGCGGCTTGATTCAGATCACCGGCCGGCGCAATTACACGCTTGCCGCGATCGGGCTCGACCTTGACATCGTGAACCATCCTGAGTTGCTCGAGCAGCCGGTGAATGCGGCGCTGTCGGCGGCTTGGTATTGGGCGAGCCGCAAGCTCGGCGCGCTCGCTCTCACTGGGGATTTTCTCGGTGTCTCGCGCGCTGTGAACCTCGGCAGCGCGACGTCGAAAGCAATGCCGCTCCATTACTCCGAGCGTCTCGCGCTGTATGTGGCCGCGAAGAAAGCATTGGGCCTCGCCTAGCCGTCGGTCTTCCCGAGTTCGGCGACTGCCTTATACCTCATCACTCGATTCCGAGTGATAAACCTCGACCGCGTATTGCGGTGCTACCTATGCCAATCATCAAACACCTGGTCGATGCTGCCAAAGGCAAGCATCCGATTACTGCTGCGCGCTCGGGGCACTGGCCTGCAGTACGAAAGCAGCATCTCGCCCTGCATCCGACGTGTGCGGTCTGCGGTGGAACCGAAAAGCTCGAAGTTCACCATCGCAGGCCGTTCCACCTCCATCCGGAACTGGAGTTAGACCCCTCCAATCTCGTGACTCTTTGCGAGTCGGGAAAAGGTGGCGTCAATTGCCACTTGCATTTCGGCCATCTTGGGTCGTTCCGAAGCTTCAACGTCGATGTCTTGCTCGACGCCGCGATCTGGCTCGGCAAGCTCAAGAGTCGTCCACTGTCCGACAAGGAGTAACCGTGAATCAAACCTCAGCAGTCACAACCGGCGGTATTGCCATCTCGACCGCCACGCTCATGCCCGCTGTCGAATGGGTGTTGGGCCTCGTGTTTCATGTGCCGGTGCCGCCGAGTGTGTCGTCGCTTGTCGCCGGCGTGGTTGTGGCCGGTGTACACGCCGGCATCAACGCATTCAAAGCCCGCGGCGCCAAGGCCGTGCCTGCAGTTCAGTAATCCGCCTCGCCGCGCTCGCGGCAAACTCCCAAGGAAACCCCATGAAAAAGCTATTTGCTGCTCTCGCGGCAGGCGCAGTCCTGCTCGCTCTATCCGCATGCGGCGCGACGGCGCCGACGCAAAACGCCGCGCAACTCGTCGCGACGGTGCAACTCAAGGCGCAGAAGGTATGCACCGTCAGCGTGCCGTTCCTCAAGTCGATGACGGCGATGAAGTCGCAACTCTCGGCGGACGCCCTGGGCTATCTCGCGGTGGCGTCAGACAAGGTGAATGCGGCTTGCGACGTAGTTGCGAATGCGGGCTCCAGTGCGGGTCCAATCTCGACCGACAAGATCGCCGCGCTCGTCAACGATGGCGTGCCGGCCCTGATCAAGGTGATCGACGAGTCGAGCTTGGACAAGGATGCAAAGGCGGCTGCCGAGATCGCGCTGACAGCGGCGCAGCTCGCCGTGTCGAATGCGCTTGCTGACTATCTGTCGACGCCAGCCGCTACCACCCCAGATCCGGCGAGCGGGGCGATCGCATTGTGAGCAAGTTCCTCACTGAACTGCAGGTCAAGCCGGCCACCGGCAAAGACGACGGACAGTGGGAGTTGCTGTCCGATCTGGTCTATCAGTCGGACGTCGCGGCGCAGACGTTCACGGTGCCCGCCGGTTTCATCACCAACTTCGCATCGGTGCCGCGCATTCCGATCGTTTATGAGTTGGCAGGAGACACGGCATCCAACGCGGCTACGGTGCACGATTACCTGTACAGCACGCACATCGTGCCGCGCTCGGTGGCTGACGCGGTGTTGCGGGAAGCCTCTGACGTGACCGCCGTGCCGGACTGGCGGCGGCAGTTGATGTGGGCGGGGGTTCGTCTGTTCGGCTGGCTGTATTGGGGCAGTGCGGCAACGTCGACAAAGCCCGCTTCGGCGGCCGCCGTGGCGCCGCCGGTTCCGGCGGATACGCGAAGCACGGCGTGAGGTCAGCCCGCCTCAAACGGCGGCGCATCCTTCAGCCACTCAAGAATCTCCGGGCGCGCGGAAAACTTCGGCTCTTTCTCCCAGTCCGCCAAGGCATCCGCCCACTGCTCGAACTCGTGCCCGGTGAAATCGAACTCTTCTTCGACCCGTCCGCAGCCTTCGTCGCGCAGAAACGCATACACGACCTTGTGTCCGTCCCAGTAGGCTATGGCGAAGTCAGTAATGTCGGCGGAAGTGCCGAGCGGCATCGTTCGAAGCTGCTCGGTGAGCTTCTGGTGAAGTTCGTCGTGCGTCATGCTTCCTCCATGAGTGGTTACTTCCTGCCCCAGCCCAAAGCCGCCTGCCGCCCATAGCCAGAATACTTGACCTTCAGCCAGTCTCGGGACCGGCCACGCTGATAAGTCGAGTCCATCCGCTTTGCGAGCATGCCTTCCAGGCCGAGACCCTCGACCTCACCGAAAACCAGATTTCCTTCTTCCTCGACGCCGCTCGCGTAGATCAGCATGCCGGTATTGTCGAACGAGCCGCGGAGATGCAGCTTGCGCTCCATGAGCGGCAGTTCGCGCAGGTCGGCGCCGGCCACAGACAACGCATCGAAGATATAAAGCCGCGCCGGGTCAGACTTCGCCGCGGCGCGGACATTCTTCGGCGTCTTCGTGACGGCGCGCTGGCGAAGCCGTTCAAACGAAGAGCGGCCGGTGTCGTCGTCGACGGTCAGTTCCGCATCCCATACGAAGTCGCCGGGCACACTTTCGACCGCACGCACGACCTCGGGAAACGATCCGTTGAACAGATTGCCGTTGCGGCTCCAAAGCTTCACGTGCACGCCTTCCTTCACGACCAGGCAGCGGAATCCGTCGTACTTGAGCTCGAACAGCCAGTCAGGATCGGAGAACGGTCGACCGTGTAGCGTGGCGAGCATCAGGTCAGAAGCTTCAATCACGGGCGTACCGCGACGTCCATGCCCACGCTAGAGCGAGCTTCGCCCAAGCATCAGCTTTCGGGCAGCCGGTCACGTCGCAGAAATGCTCGAAGTCCTCGGAAAGAGTGTGCCCATGCTCGTTGCGCTTAGTCTGGTCGGGCAACACGACTTCCAGAATCGCTTCAGGGTTGCGGTACTCGAACATGGGTCACCTCCGTGCCTTGTGACCAGCATGAATCGGGCCTTCGTCGTCGGCGCCGATCGCGCGAACCCAGTGGACGCAGCCACGATCCGGCATCGCCTGCACGTACGGCCTTCCTTCGTGCATGCAAAGGATGACCGCACCGCCAGCGCGCCACTCGGCGAAGTGTTCACAGCCGATGCAATGGCGGTCGGTACCTTGTTCGTTGAAGAGCCCCATTCTGCACACCCTGTATGGATGTACAGTATATCCACGCCCCTTAGGTGCGTCGAATTTTGGGAACGAAGTCCGTAAAACCCTTAATAATCAAGGGGCTATTTCCCGCTTGCGTTCCCATTCATCGACCGGAAACCCTTGTCGTATATGTATGGATATACAGGATTGTGATTCCTGTTGTCGTGGGTTCGAGCCCCATCAGCCACCCCAAAGAATTTCGGCAGTAAAGATTGAAGTTGATTGCAAACGGCGTTGTGAGAAATCACAGCGCCGTTTTTGTTTTGGGTTCGCTCTTTTCTCGTCAATGGCTGCGTCCGCCATGCCCGCCGCCGCTCCACGAACTGCCGCCATGGGATCCGCCGTATCCCCCATATCCGCCGCCGTGGCCGCCATGCCAGCCGCCGTGACCGCCGTGCCAACCGCCGCCCCAGTGTCCGCCGCCGCCGTGGTAGTAGCAGCACGGTCCGCCCCAGCCGCCCCAGATGCCGACCGTGCCGTACACAGGCGCATAGGGTGGCCCATATCCGTAGCCATAGGCGGGGTAATAGGGCTGGGCGTAGGCGTAGTCATAGCCGGGCGCGACTGCGCATCCGCTGACGCCCGCGACCACGGCCAGCAATGCCATCGATGCAAAGAGTTTGCTCACAATCGCCTCCCGTCCTCACATAAAGGATCAGAAAGGTCGCGAGCCCGAGAGTTCAGCTGCATTTGTGTCCGCGCATTACGATCGCACCGAATGCCTGCGCAACGCGCATCCTTGCGCCGCACCGGTAGTCCAAGGCGCGTGCTGCATGCCGCGATCGAAAGCGCGTCGGCGCATCCATTGCGCGGTAACACCTGGTTAATCTTCTGCAACAGAACGGGCCGCCGCTGCTCTTATCATCCGATGCAGTTGATCGGAAGAACGCTTCAGCGCTTGCGCAATGGTT